TCTACTAAACCAAGGTATTCGAGAACCTTCGCTACAGACTCCTGACCAATCAAGACACGACCAACGGCAGTTAAATTTGCCAGCGCCATGCTATTGGGGCCGTTAAAGAATGCCAGTTTATTAGCTGCAGAATTAAGTCCTGAAAGAGATGTTAATACCTCATGCAAAGGCTGCTTCCCTGCCAACTTATTGAGCATCGTCGTTGCAAAGTTGGGATCATTGCCTAATGCATCAGCTAACTCTGCCAGCGTATCCAAAGCTTCAGGAGATGAGCCAACTAATGCAGCGACCGCAGCCTGAACGAACTCAGTATTCGCAATCTGCTTGTTGCTGACACTTAATGGCGGCGTAGGTACGGTTGCAACCCCAGTCAGGGCTGGATCATGTAGCGGAGCCTTCAGCGCCAAGACAGCATTAAGTGTGTTGAAGAAATCAGGATCATTGTTAATGGCATCAGCAATTTTCTTCAACGTATCCAGACTTGCTGGCGCATTATCTATCAGTTCTTCAATCTGTTTTTCTGTGTCGTCACGAGCTGCTTTTACTGCTTTTTTTACCGCGTGAGATGATGCGCCAATATGATCGGCATCGCTGTCTATAGCGCCACTCAGCGTAATCCCAACCGTTTTATTCAGGCGGCGAGAGATATCGATCATCTCTTCGGTAAGCTCAGGTGCACCTGCTGGCACAGTCACGGTGCATAGTTCCAGCTGATTTTTACGAAGCGCGGTCCCTTCTTCCAGGAACTTTATTTCGGCCGCTTGAACTGCGGATTTACAGTTAACCTGATATGTTTCTTGTCCCAAAGCATAGGTTGCTTCAAGAACGACAATAACCTTTTTACCTGCGGTCACAGGCATAGTTACATCAGCCTGTTGGCGAACCGTCATCTGATAGTACTTATCGATGTTAATCGATGCGGTGCCACCCTCTTCCCCTGATGAAATTTTTAAATTTAGTCCACCAGCCGGTGACGGTAAAAATCCACCATAAAAGCCGGGATTGACTATCCCTCTAAATTTTCGGTTAAGGGCCGCTGAGCTATACGGCTCGTTGAACTGCAGATCGCTAACGAGCGCCAGACTCGTCGCCTCCGGGAACGACTTGATTGAGGAAACTACAACATCAGCAACCATTAGCTCACCATCGTATTGATTTCGGTGACCGTGACATATGATTTACCGAGGTAAAGGCTGTCCTGTTGGCAGCAAAGAACAAGACATGCTTTACCTAAGTTGTCGCAGACTACCAGGGTGTTAAAGGGATAGCTGACGTTCGCCTCCAGTTTCGAAGAGTCCAGCTCTGCGCGCAGCGTTATGATTCCCGAGTCGTATGACGTGAGGAATTTCTTGTTGGAGTTACCGCCAGGATCACCTTCTTTGGTCGACGTGGCCACCTGAGAAGTGAGGTCGGATAGATCAAAGTCTGCTGGGATATCAGCAATGTCATATATCCCTGAAGGATTGCTCGTAACGAGGCTTGAAGTGCCAAAAATGGCAGAGGTCAGCTCGAAGCGATCGCCGATGCCTATAGACGACTCTGCGCGGCGTTGGTAGTAATAATCCAGCAGTTTGACCTTAGATAGTTGGTCAGAAACATTCATTCAGATCCAGCTTCCTCATTAAGGCCCCGGCGCGTATTGCAAGCGGCGCGCAGGGGCATGTTGATTCTTAATGCGAGTCTACTGAAAGTTACATTTAGCCTGGATGCTGTTTTTCTTTCTTCCCTGCCCTATTCGATGGGTTTATGGCTGCCTATATCCTCACGGTCGCGAAGCTTGGTAACGATATCAGGAGCCGGGGCCTCGAAATCGAGGTGATAAAGCGTATCGAGTACAGCGCCGTCATGACGGGTATGATCGAAGCGTCTGATTCCTCCAGGTACGGTTGATGTAGGCTCAGCCACCAGCGGTGCCATTTCTGTGCCTACACTGACCAATACAGGTATCTCAGCGAGATCCTGACTGGAATAAACCATCTCGGACGTTGAATAGGCATGCCAGCCAATATCCGGCGTTTCATCGATATGCAGTTTCAGCATCAGCTGCATGCCATCGAAAACGATATGTAATGGCAGCAGCGGTTTAACCACTTGCTTAAATTTGTTCAGAGCTATTTCCGTCAGCTCTTCGGTAGTTTTGGCCTCACCTAATATCAGGATCAGCTTCTGCAGGTCGACGATCGACACACTGATAACGCCGCGGCTCGTCATAAATAACTCCCCGAACGATTCACCAATCGAATTCAGGTCATTTTCAGCTATGAGCTGTGAGCCATAAGGGTATTTTTCAACGTCTACCGGCGCGAACAACGGTTGCCAGGTAACGGGAATCCCATTGAATTCACGATAGAACGTTTGGGTTATTGGTTGCGCTGTACCCTTAAAGTGGATTTCGTCCAGTCTCTGTTGTAGCAACATAGGTTTACTGGAAGCATCAGATACTCGGATCGTGAAAAACTTCCCCATTTCCCCGATACGGGTATCGAGGTCTTCATCAGCCATTGTGAAAAAGGATTTACGGGCTGATATCCGGGAGAGAATGGGCTCCACGACCTCTTCGAAGATATCCTGGATGATGTCAGCAAGGCTGCCGTACATCTCCGATACGCGTTTCGAGGGCGTAAGCTGGTTTTTGAACCAACCGGGTTTCATCAGTTATCCTCCGGCTCCGGGAAAGTAGAGTTTTCGACATCGAGGTAAACGAAATCGTTGAACCCGTTGGATTCCTGCATACCGTTTACCTCGATCTCGAATTTCGAGAAATAGCCCTGCTGGTCGATGAAGGACCAAAGATCCTTCACTTTGATCACCTCGTAGCTGCCTATGTCGTCGGGGTCGAAGTATTTTGAGTCTTTGCCAAAACGCGTTTCCAGAGCCTTTTTGAGCTCAGAAATCACGACGCTCAATGTCAGGTTGCTTGGTATGGTGCCTGAGAGTGTGATAGTGAATGGTTTCTCTGCGGCTTCGACGTAGACATAGCGCTTGTTAAGCGGGTTTGGCACATTCTTCAGCGTTGTCATTATCAGTTCGCGGAGCTCCGCCTGGGTTTTCCCCGGGAACCAGCCAGAAATGAAGATCCGGTTGATGAACTTAAGATCCATTTTTCCCGCTATTTTTTCCTGCTGTTCCTCGCCCCAGGCCGCTAACCAGGTGGTGGCTGGCAGGTTTCGCTTCAGGTAAAACGTGTAGTCTTCGGACCAACACACCTGGTTGTCGTAGGACAGGTAATACATCGCCCGATTGCGAGTTGCTTCAATCGACTCAACATCGGTACCGCCGGTGATAGAGGTTTCCGTTTTCGCCGTGATGTAATCAGCCAGGAAAGCATGCTCGTTTGACGGGGTAAGGTCCTGGTTGGCCAGCAGGGTTATATCGCCATTGCTGCACCAGACCTTCAGTTTTATCGTCGCGCCAACGGGTAAGATCATGCCAATAGTGCCATCACCGAAGCGTACACCGAGCTGATCTGTTGGTTTGTAGAATTCGACATAGACTTTACTTGTCGATGTGGCCATGCGGAATTGAGTGCTTTTGGTCCACTGAGTTTCAACGCCATCGATAGTGATCAGTACGTCGAGCTTGTAACAGACCTCAGTCAGCGCGCGACTGAGCAACACGTGATAAAAAGCCTTTTCTTCGGTGACAGTAGTAATGACATCAATAATTTCCATCTGGGTCAGACCGACCGACGCCGCCCCGCCTACCGGTACAGTAACGACATCATCAGTCATATACGGGTACTGGTCATCGGATAAGAAAGTTGTGTACTGAGGCAACGACATTGCTTGTGTTGAGGTGTTAGTGATTAGCGCCCTCCCCTTACTGGGAGTTACTCGCGTACCAACGTAGTTCCTGTCTTCTGACGCCGCCAGTATGCTGGCGCGCTTTGTCGCTGTAGAGATGAAGCCCTCTGCTAACGATGCGGAAGCGAATTGCAGGCAGCGATATACCATTTGCCAGATAAGAGTGGCCAGCATGTTGACGAACTGAGAACCGGCGAACTGGGACCACCAGCTGTTACCGGCGATGAGCTTGTTGAGCTTATCTTTGATGGTTGAGAGATCGAGTGTTGCCATTATTTTGATACTCCTGAGCTGATAGTTCCCTCGGGAAGGCGAATAGAGATAATGGCAAGGTCAAATTCCTGGCCGGTAAGTGAAATGCCGTTGATCTTGAGCGAGGGTAAGTCTTCGGCCAGCTTTTGAAGGAGTTTGCTCTCTATCGCCACCTGAACATGGTCTGAACCGATGGGATCATGCTTGAACTCTGAAAGGATGTTTCCCCAACCCGGGCGGCCATAAATGGAGCCCATAGGGGTATCGATCCATTCTTTCAGCATGGCGGCCTTAGCTTCGAGTGGGGTGTCGTATGTCCGTAATCCTGTTGATGTGAGCGTCATCAGGTAGTCGATTTCGTTATTCATTGCTTACCCTGATCGGTAAATTGAATTGCCTGAGTTGACCTGAGCCAACCTAATCCTGGTGTGATTGTATGGATAGTTACTATTGGATTGTGCGGCCGAGCGGATTTCACGTGATTTAGCTGTGTGAGCAGATGCTATAAAGGCCCCGGAGGGCCTTTACGATGGTGCCGCTAGTTATTCGCAACTTCGTTTATCAGTGGGTCCTCGATAGATAACGGCACGCTCGTTCTTGGGGCTGGTTGTGGCGTATTGGCTTTAGGTGAGCTATCTCCTGTTTTCTCGGCCGTATCTTTAGTGTGGCCAGCTATTTCATCCAAGCGTTTAAGGATCATGTCCCAGGTCTTCGTAAGCGATTTTGGTAATGCCACTTCGTTAGCGACATTCACTGTCGGTTTCATCTGGCTTGCTGTCATATCCTTAACAGACGGAATTTTTGACGGTATGGCCATCGCTGCCGGTTGCACGTTCTGTTTGGATGGTGTCGCCTTAGCAGGTGATATGCCTAATTGCATATCCTGAATTTCAGAGGCTGATGCCTGGTGGCGCAATCCCTCAGCATTAGCAATTTTATCCCCGCCATACTCACTGATGATCTTCCCTATGAACTCACCGCCAGGAATATCTTTTAGCGATTGACTATCAGTAGGGAGTTTTGCCCGGGAGAACATTGAGCCGGTGGCTACGGCGGTGGCTTGTGCCGTGGCTTCTTTTGCCTCCTGAACTTTTTGCTGACTCTGTGGTGTTTGGCCACTTTGCAACGCAAGTATTTCGGCCGCGGAAACCTGGTGACGGTTGCCCTCGGCATTACGAATTTTATCTCCACCAAGCTTATCTACGACGGCTCCGATTGTCGTATCGCCGATAAGTGATTTTGCACCCGCTTCGTCTGTAGGTAACTTACCGGGGGTAAATAGAGGATTATTACCGGTGGAAGCAACGGGCTGAACCTGTTGAGCCGGTGCTTGCTGTGCTGGATCAGTTGTCGCTGGTTGCGCTGCAGCTACAGTGTTGTCGTTGGTGCCAGTCGCCTGAGCATAGTTAATCGCTGTGGATGGTGCAGCCGCGCCAGCTGCCTGCATCGCTGCAAATACTTTAGGTGCGTACTCGCGGGTTTCCTTTGGCGCAGCCCCCATGCCCTTACGCTGGATATTACCTTCGCCCCAGTTGTAGGCAGAAAGCGCCAGGCCAACATCACCGTTATAAAGCTTAACCAGGCCGCTGAGTTTTTTAGCTGCGGCGGCGGCGGACTTATCAGGATCGTAAACATCTTCACCAATAAGGCCATATTCTGCCGCGGTTTTTGGCATAAACTGGAACATGCCTTTAGCGCCAGCATGTGAAACAGCCCCGTTATCTCCGCCTGATTCAGTTGTTGCTACCGCTCTTAACAATCCCGGAGGCAATCCGTGCTGCTGTTCGAGGGCGGCGAACTTGCCAGCCATAGTATCCAGCTGCATCTTGCCGGTCGATGTTGGCCGTGGGACTTTAATATCGCCTACAGCAACCGGGCCGTTATTCGGCTTACCTGTGAATATCTGGCGAGTAGCTGAAACTCCGTTGTCCACCAGCCGGTTAATAGCATCGATGGTATCTGATGCACCCTTCTTAACGGTTTCGACGAGAGTCTTGTTGCGCTCATCGGCATTTTTATCGGAATTAGTTATCCCAATAGCATCAGTGACAGACTTAACCGCAGAGATTGAATCCCCTACCCCCTTATCAATCAGTTTGGCAATATCAGCGGTTTCAAAGTCAAGAGCTTTGGCTACAGTGTCCATACCAAGTGCACTGGCACCGGATGACAGAAGGCCAGCAGCACCTGATACAAGTCCTCCCATATCCAGAATATTAGCAGCGGTGTACTCAGTTTTTTGGCGTGCAGATACCTTCTGATCTGGTTCCAGGCCGAATGTATTTTGCTGGGCTTCCGTATCTCGCCAACCGGAAACAGCATCAATACCGGCACCAACTAATGGTCCCAAGATGGGTATAGACCTGAGTGCTACCTTTCCTGCAGCTTTCGCTGCTACTTTGGTACCAGCCTTAACTGCTAGTTTCTCGCCGCCCTCTTCCGCAGCCTTTAATGCGCCCTTTTCAACCGCCTTACTTGTCCCTTCTTTTGCAATCGCAGTAGCCTCTTTACTGGCAACCTTCTCTGTTTTTGCTGCCGTGGAAGCTTCTTTCCCCACGGCTTTTTCTGCCGGTTTAGCCTGAGCTGATTCTTCTGGTGCTATTTTTTTGTCAGGGGGGCTTTTTTTGGGGGGATCTGTCTCGACAGCCTTTTCGCCGTCCATAAGATCCATCGCTTCTTTTGCCGCATAGCCTGTCGCTGCAGTCGCAGTTACACCGCCTAGAATTTTGGCTCCATTGGACTTAAACAGTTTGTTTAAGAGGCCTGGTTTCTTCGGTTTCTTTGGTGCGCGGGGTTTCTTTTTCTTGCCGTGACGACCGTTACCATCGGACAAACTTCCGTCGGCAACATCAGACAGTGTGCCTGCTGCACGGCTCCTGGATGCCAGCGCAATGACTTCAAGAAGGATTTTTTTACCCAACGTAAACGCCGATTTCATTACGGCGGCCGCTACTATGAATGGCGCAGTTATAACCGCACCGAGTAATTTTCCAACGGTCTTTATTGGCTTGATGAACGCTTTGCCGAACAAGGCTCCCATCGTGCCCCAGATACCCTTACCGCCATTGCCGCCTCCCTGCTTATCGACCAGCTCATCGAGACGGTCAATAATTTCTTTATTGCCTTCCTTAATCTGTTCCGTCTGCTTTTCGGTTGCGTCGACCTGCTGTTTCTGGACCTGGCGTTCTATGACATTTTTGCTGCCGTCTTTTTCTTTTCTGGAGAATGCTCGGCGCAATAAACCTGGTTTCTTCTGTCCTTCGTCGTCTTCACCCTCGCCCGCGAGAAAGTCTTTCATCTTTTTCCCGGTATCGAGAGTCCCACCGCCGACATTTTTAGCCATTGAGTAGACTTCATGACCGGCTTTCCAGAATGAGCCACCCGCAGCCGTTCCTGCTGCGTTTGTTGAGTCCGCTTCCATGGGATCGCCCAGTTCGGACATCATCTTCCCTACCCGGGTTAAAAGAGCATTTTCTTTTCGGTCATTCTCTTCCTGGGCCTGGTCTCGGCGCTGGCGGCTGCGCGCCTCCTTATCGTCATTTACTTTGTCTTTGGAGGTAAACCGCCCTTTTTGGTCGCGTGTCGCTTCCTGGCGTACCGGTGAACGTAATAACTTCAGCGCGTTCTCACCATCCTGTTTTAAGTTTGTCGAATGGTTGTCGTCTGATTGCTCTTTGGTTGATTTATCGTTCTTTACTGATTTTTCTGCTTTTTGGTTGGTTCTTGGTTGTTGAATGGTTGTTTTTTGTTTCTCTTTCTGAGGTTTAACCTCAGTTGAATGATTTTTCTGATTTATGTCTTTCTTATGATTGTCATTTGGTTGGCTTTTGCCTTTTCTGCGCCTTACCTCATCTTGCTGAGCCTTTCTCTGCTGGTTCAATACAACACTTCGTGGAATATTCGTATCTGGCGCTGGTGCTGTGGTACTGGCTCCATTCTTCGCCAGCCCCTCGGACAGGCTTTTCTCGATGCGTGCAAGTACGGCCAGCTCCTTAGAGCTGGCTCCATCAACAGAGTCGATTACTTCTTTAAAGCCGGGTATCTCTGGCTTATCCCCGTTCATACTGCCTCCGGTTTGGGGGTTGGTTTACCTCACGGAGTGTATTGAAAGTTACATCCCAACCCGTCACATGGCTTGCTGGACTGCGCTGTACTATGAGATACCTGAAGTATGTCCCGCGGCTTTCCTTTGGGTGTATTAAGTACATCCTTAATACATCCATGGTGCATCTTCTGGAGGCTGTGAAATTGACGGCTTTTACTGGGTTTAAGCTGATAATCTTTTCTGTGATAACGCTTTGGTATGGGATGTACTAAGGATTTACTATGGATATCTATTAAAAACACGATGGATGTCTGTTGTACGCATCATGGATTTATGTAGTATGTACATGGGAAATCAACTAATAAAGCGAGTGTGATAATGGCAATTTACGCTATAGCCCATAACAAAGGCGGCGCGGGTAAGACCACCAGCTCGGTGCATATCCTCGGCGAGCTAGGGGCTGATGAAGTATTGGACCTCGATATTCATACCGGCATTTCTGTTATCAATACCCTACGGCCAGACGATAAAAAATGGTCTGTTACGGTCGTTAAGAGCAAAGAGGAACTGCTGCAACTACTTGAGCAGTTCGACGGCGAAGGTAAAGACGTCTTTATCGACTGCGGTGGTTTTGACTCTGATTTGAGCCGTACAGCTGTCGCAGTCGCCGACCTGGTTATCGTCCCTGCAAATGATAGCGTTCCTGAACAAATCGGACTGGTTACGTTCGATCAGACGCTTGAGGAAGTAAGTCAGCAAATGGGTAAAGACATCCAGGCCTATCTGCTGCTTTGTAAAACTCACCCTAACCAGAAGAACTTCGCTAAGTTGGACGATGTGCTATCCAACATGAAGCACATTAAGCAGCTTGAATCCAAATTGCCGTGGCGTACCGGCCAGCATGGTTTTCAGGATAGCCTGTCCTTTGGGTTGGGTATTACCGAGATCAAACATGGTCGCAGCTCGACCGCCGGTAAGGAAGTTGTTGCCCTGGTTAAAGAACTGAAGGCTTTAGTCAAAGAAAACATGGCTGATTGATTGGATGTATTAAGTACATCCATTGTGCATCCTTTGTGTGTATAATAGGTTTACATTAGATGTATTTTGAGAATCTTTGAGGTATCCGTAATGGCTGAGAGAAAATCTATATTTGATGCCGCCAGAAAAAACAACGTCGGCGGTGATGCCAAGCTGAAAGTTAACGAATCGGGAGCTCCAGCGCCTGAACGCAGAACCCGCGCGAAGACCATTAAGGCCATCAATGAAGAACTCTTCGAAGCTCACGCGCGACTGGTTAAGAAGAATAAGACGAACCTGGACGTCTCCAACTACATGAAAGAGGCCTTTCGTGAAAAGCTGGAACGAGACGGGGCGTTTGAAGAATAACACCAAGTAATCCATAAGGCATACATTGAACCCCCTTTGAATGCCTTATGGATTTCCTTCATACATCCCTTGTATATCCTTTGTATTTCCTATCTTTTCCTCGGATTGTTCTTCGCATATAGCGCATCAGCAAAACGTAACGCATCATCCACTGACATTCGCAGTATATCGCTGCGCGGTTGCGGGCCATATAACGCCAGGTTGGAGACTAATGTTTGCAAGGAGTCCAGTCCCAAGGTTTGGAATGAAGAGTGAATTCCGAAATCGGGTCAGCAGGCGCGTGGTAGGGCGTTCTGCTGACTCCTTATATTTCTCTGAGGTGCATTGGTGTGGCGGCAACACAAGGTCCGATTCGCCTTTGTCGAAACGAATATAGAGGCCGTGCTGCAGCTCTTGCTGCATGATTTTGACGTTGGCGGCCAGCTGCATTAATTCGGTGCCGACTGACATCTGGCCAATGAGTTCGAAACGAGTTTGCGCGGACGTATCAAAGTCAGGTTCGAGGTCATACACGAGTTTTGCCTGGTACGTCAGCTCCCATTTACGCAGTTGAGTTATCGCCTGTTTGTACTCATCCTGTTTGCTGGTAGGGGGAAGGGCGGCGCGCATGATTTCAAGGCGCTCCATCGCGTAACCATCCAGAGGTGACAGCGACCATTCATAGGGTTTTCCATCGACAGGTATCGTAACCTCCCGGTATGGCTGAGTAGTTAACACGCTCAAGTCTTTAGTCAGTTTGAAGACATCGCAGTTATACCAGTGGTCCTCGCCGCAATGTTGGCAGGTGTAACAAAAGTCGATCACTGTATCAGCACGTGAGTTAATGAATATCCACCATAACGCAGTTCGCCGGTCGCTGGCCGTCCACGTCCGGGAGTCAGAAAAGTTTTCTTTCTCCTGCAGCATGTTCAGGTATTCGGTGGTGTCACGTTCTTCCGTCGCTTCGGTTGATTTACAGAAGTAGATGGCATCGTCGACTGTTGGCCCTCTGAACGCGATATGTTTACGCGGGCGGGAGGGTAGGGGAAAGGCAGGGATTAACAAGTTTTACTCCTATACCTGCGGAAGGAAAATATCGGAGAAATCACCGAATGTTTTCCGTTGAACGAATGAGAGGGGAAACGACATATACTCGCTGACCTGATCTTTCGAAAAGGTCATTTCACCGCATTGTGTCGGGATGACGCTGAGTGATTCCATCAGTGTTGGTACGCCGGTGGTCTGCAGCCGGTATATGCGAATATCCATTAGATAGGCCGACTGCAGGTTTATCGTTCCGTCATCGTTAATGACGTTCGCCAGGCAGCTTTTAAACGTGTCATAGATAAGACCGGCATTGGTGTCACGGACCACCATGGAAATGGGCTGTGCTGTCCTGGCAATTGGTTGGTTATACTCATTTGCTCCGAACCGCTTAGGCTCCGTCTCGATGGTGTATGTGCCCCAGGTGATGTCCTTCATGAAGAAATCTATCCCCATGCCGCCAATACCGTCCACTTCAACGGCAAACATCCACCCCTGAGCAAACAGGATTTTGTTCAGCGCCAATGCTGTGAGCTTGTTTATCTGGGTCTCACCCAGACCGGCGGCGAACATAAACGACGGCAGCGCGCCAACCATCGACTTTGCCGCAGTGGCGATCAAATCACTTACGGCCATCAGTTAGCCCCAGCTTGAGAAAACGGAAATAGCCTGCGGGATTGCACCGCGCGTCGACATTTCGTTTTCCAGGTCTGTTCTACGCTGCACGAGTGCTGCTTCGTCCGGGATGTTTGAGGCATCAAGCTTACCCGCTATGGAGACGCGGCGATCGAGCTCTGAGTTGGGAATGGCGATAAGGATCTCCAGGTAATCCTTAATGATGCCCACGGCCACCGGCGGAACGATTCCTTTATCGAGGTCTAATTCCGACAGGTGAACGAGGTATTCCATTCGGAGTGGATATTTAAGGTACTGGTCAGTGCTTATCTCGACGGTACCGTTGAAAACGTCGCAAGATACGTAATTGCCGGTCGCATCTTTGACGACCACCAGCTCAAGATAGTCGTCAGGGCAGGGGGTACTGGTCCCTTCCTTTATCTGAATAGCTTTTATGAATCCAGCGCGGTCCTGGTACTCAGTCAGCGCTTTAATGAGCAGGGAGTCGAGCAGGTCTTTTTGGTTTTCAACCAAGAGGGTGAGAAAGCGTTTCTTCACTTCCTCCAGTAGTTCGCGAGGTGTGGCCATAGTGCCTCCTGTTTAAAGGCACTATGTTAGGGAAAGTTACATCTGAGGTGTTTCAGTGGTAGACCGAGATGATGGTGAAGGACTTTTGAGTACCCAGGCAATTTCTCCATTTTCTAGGTGAGTTGGCAGAGCAAAGCCATTGTAGTAATCGAAGACACCTTCGCTTTTAGCATTTTTAAAGAATTTTATTAAGTCTTGTTCGTTTTCAATTTTTGGACCTTGAACGAATACCTTATCGAGAGAGGCGAAAAATTTATCAAAATTTTCTTTGGCTGCGAGGTTACTCGCTAACTTTGCTTCTAGGTCTTTATTCTCTTGTCTCTGTTTATTGATGAAGTCTGTGAGATTTGCTTTTTGGTTATATAGTGCCTGAGCTTTTAATGCAGCCTTGGCCAGTTTGACCTCTCTTGCCGCGTCTGCTGCTTTCTCGGCGGATTTTATACGACTACGGGCGTCTGCTACCAGACGGACATAAAGCACTATAATCCATGGCATGATGAACGCTGCTACTGTGCCCCATAGTATGGGAGACCAAAAATAATGGGTTAGAAAATCAGGCTGCGAAGTAATATTTTTAATTGTTTCTTCTATTGGCTTCTTGGACTTGAACAACATAAAAATATTTTGCCAATTACCGATGAAGAACGCCGTAACTAAATAACCGTAAAAGCCATCCTTCAATCTGTCGGAAACGACATTTGATGCTCTTTTTTTTGCGTCTTCTCTGACGTCTGCTGAGTTATCGCTCATTACATACCTTTTGTCGAAAAATATGATGGGTGCCTAATGGATGTATCAGGGATATCCTTGGTGTTTCCATGAGATGTACAATGATGCTACGTGGTGGGAGAGCCCGCAATCCGCTCATTGAACTCTGAGAGCTCCGGAGCACTGTCTTCATACTGCGAAATTTTATCGCATAGGATGTCCACCAGCGGGCTATCAGGCTGGTGCTCCAATAGGTGTTCTACAGTCTTGAGAGCCTCTTCATAACCGCGCTGAGAGAGATTACCAGTGGCATTAATTTCGTGCGCGTACTTCACCTGTTGTACCTTTTTGAATGCGTTAACCTGACCTGTTTGCTGCTTGTTGAATATAGTAATAAAAAACCCGCCGAAGCGGGCTTATAAATTATGCAGCAAGTATGTGCTGTATGCCTAAAAACATTGGAACAGCGCCATAGGCATTTGGCGGTTCCTGCAACTGGACGAACCCCAACCGCGCATAGAAATTTATGGCATCTGGGTCGGCGTCCAGGTAAACACCCTTGATTGGTAATGACTGGTGAATGACTTTGACGTGCTCGAAAAAATCGCAAAGCAAGTCTTGGCCATAACCTTTCTTCTGGTAGTTGGATGCTATTCCAAGCATTACCAATCTCACGACACCGATTTCAGAGGGCAGGGAGCCCTGTAGAACACCGGCAACGCGCTGTCGTTCGAGTGAGTACGCTGTGAATGTACACACACCGATAAGCTCACCGCTTTCAGAGTTGATAAGGGCTTTCGCGGCGCAATCGCCGTTGGCCACACTTCTCTTTAGCGAAGAGCGTACAAATTTATCGATTACGGGATTACCGCATTCGAAGTGCTTCTGACTCTTATAGGTGATGTCTGCTTGGTAGTTGCAGGACATCACCAGGTTTACTTCATCACTACTGTCATGCTGATCGACCATGTGTATTCTTCCTTCTCATCAACGCTTGTAAAGCGAGCGTAGGCTGAGCAGGTTCAGACATGAGTTGATTCATTAATTCCCAGCTCTGGTTCGAAAGCTGTCGGCGGCGCTGGTTGTCCAGCACACTTTCAGCTCGTTCCATCGCAGCACTGAGAATGAATGCACTCAGATCTAATCCCACAGCTTCAGCTGCTTCGCGAAGCACGTTTTTGGCGTCCGGGCTGGTTTTTAATTCAACCCTTGCGTTTTTCAGGGCTTTTTCAGCACCTGGCAGTGTTGCTACTTGGCTTGTCATGTTGTTTTCCTCTCGTTTGTTGATGAACCTCCTTCGTTTTTAAAAAAGGACCAGCCAGTTAGTGGTGGTATCTTTATGATGTTTTTGCATTTTTAATGCCTCACTCTTTGTTTTTATCAACTAAATTAACATCTCATTAAATTAGTAATATCTAAATTTAAATACGGCTATTGGCCGTATGCTCAATCTATACCCAAATATTCTTTACGTCAACATGTACGGCTATCAGCCGTATGAGATAAACATAAAAAAACCCGCCGAAGCGGGTTTATCTGTACATCATCGATAGCGTTATCGAGCTTATTACTCAATAAAGTTATAGATGATACGCAGGTTAGGGCGCACCATGGCGGTGACATCCTCGGTCGAGAGGTCGGTGCCATCCATGTAGATTTTGCAGTCGTACAGGTTGACCTTCAGAGAGTCCGGAGACTTCCCACCCAGTGATTCCGGGGTGGCTTCAACACGAACATCGAAGTAGCTTTTGCTTTTCACCGCGTCCACGATGAACTTCAAAACAGGGCCCTGGATGGTCTCAACAACTTGGCATGGCATCTCACCCCAGTTACGGACCGGGCCGTGCTGGTTGAACTTCATGCCATTAGGACCGAAATCTTCGACATCTTCACGAGTGCGCTCAGGGAACTGGGTTGTACGGAACAATACAGAAAGATGCTCAGCGCCGATGATCGTTAACTTAAACTCGGAGCCATTGAGTTTTTCACCCATTGAGCGGTTGGCAATGTATTGTTCCTTCAGGAACGCAACGTTGCCAATGGCATTAGCATGACCAGGCATAAGGTATTTTCCTCATTAAATAAATAGTTTCTCGATCTCTGAACGGTTTTGCACCGCCATACCAGAGAGTTGAAGGTTAACTACGTTGGATATGTAGTTGCCGTCAAATGCTTTGGGTGCATCGATGTTGTATGAAACATCCTGAATAACGACATCAGCCAGAATTAGCCGACGACCAATATTCAGCGTGACAGCGTAAGGGCGGCGTCCACCTGGAGTCGTATCATTGAGCTCCGGGGAGATCATTTGACATAGCCGGGTGATCGCGCCGTTTACTTCTATCGCTGGGTTATCAATAGCCAAAAATTCGAGTGGCAGGGTGAAAGCGGGAGGTTGTGATCCTTGCCATACCATAAGGCTGTTCCATCGAGACACTGAGGTAGTTGCCGTCACGGATTGAGCCATGTTTGCGACGGTCTCTATCCCGGCAATAGAGCCTGCGTTATCGCCTTCGAATGGGCTATTCCACGCAGACGCTATCTGCATTGATGCACCCTGTCCGATATAGCCAACCACGCAGTATTTATCTGACGTGATATATGCTTTCAGAAAAGGGCTCACGCCATCTGGATTAATCGCACCAAAGTACTCCATTGATACCCCAAATAGGCCACCATTGCTGGTGGCCGTATCCGTTAGCCAATGCGCTTGGCGCGCAGTTTCATGGATTTTTTACGGTGCAACTTGCCCTGGGCCGTATTGGCTTTACGCTGAGCTTTCTTAAGAGCCATGCGCTGTGCCGATGTACGACGATGCTTTCTGAATGGTTTGCGGATCAGCTTCACCTTACCGTTGCGCACAACCTTTTTCAGCGCTTCGGTCATGGTGTCGTCGCCGCTTACAGAGTAAGTGGCCACCAGCTCATCCTGTTCATCCGTATCGATGTCGCTCAGCTGGGAAGCAATGCTGGCGCCCATTTCATCATCAGCATCATCAAAGAACGTTGTCACAGCGTCTTCATCGATGCCGACACTGACCATGAAGTTAGCCATCTCAGCCAGGATGGTGTAGTAATCATCCATTTCTTCGTCGGTAGGCTCATCGGTATTGTCATCAATACCGGCCAGAGACTGCGCGAATGCGTCCAGGTTGTCGTAGGACGAATCCTCACTGCTCGCCCAATCAAACACGGCTGTCGCAGAGTCGGCGAGGCTGGCGCTGGTCACCTGAGCTGCAACGGCCTCAAGAATCATCTGGTGGGCCTTGTCCGGAGTGAGTTCAACCGCGGGCTTGGGCTCTTTTCCTGAACCATCAGTGTCGGGCTTATTGCCGCGATTCTCCATCATGATAGAGGTATGAGGTTTGCCACCCATTGCGATAGTAGTCAGTGCATCAGCCTGGCTACCGCCATTTTGAAAGTAATTATTAGCCATAATATGCCTTATCGAATAACAACAGGTTTGCCGAGTAAACGACGTGCCGAACCAGTCGGGCATGCCCACCAAGTGACGGACCAGTAATCGGACTCAACTTGCTTAACAACGAGAATGAATGGAGCGGTACCATCGGTTTCAGGATCACGCGGAGTGACCAAAGCACCGGCAGCATGGAAGCGCTCTAAAACTTTCGTCATTTCACGCGTCAGGCTGTCCTCGGTTACACCGTCCGGTTGGTGCTTCAGTTTGCGACCCAACTGGAAGAAGAAACGGCTGATCGCATCAAAGGTCGAAGGAACATGCTGGAAGCGCAGATAGTTCTCTTCACTGTAGGTGGTCAGGGCGTCGTCAATAATCATCTGGCCGGTAGAGCTGGTGGCCACCTTATTGATGCGTGCGGTGTACATCGCATCGAAATCAGGAGTACCGATACCGTCGATCGGTTCGATCTGGGCACGGTTGATGAGTGCGCGAGTTTCGCCAGCTGGGGAATAGTGCCAGCCACCAACGTCAGTGTTGAGTGCAATACCGCGTGCTTTTGCCGCGTATGCAGCACCAGACAGGCCGTAAGCGATACGGGCTTGTGTCCACTTGTCTTTGCAGGTGAAAGGGAAGTGATACATTGAGCAGGACGTGTAATCGACGCCAAGAAGGCCGGTTGATTCCGACTCGGTCACTGCTTCCGCATAGGTCAGCGTTGGTTTTAAATCGAAGAAACCATCGATACGACGGTCTTTGCAGATATCGGCCAGCAACGTATACGATGGCGTGCTGTAGCAGCCAAGCCCCAGAACGGCGGTATAGTTTACGTTGGCATTGTTCAGGACTTCGATTGCTTTTGCATACTGCTCGTCAGTGATATTGGCCTGATCACCATTGGTGCCGCCAATAAACTTAACGTCTTCAATTTTGCCGAGGTTAACACCTTCCGCCGCCGCCAGATCACAAGTCGCACCAAGATATGCAGAACGAGATTCCAGTGCCGTAGTAATAAAGCAAGGACGGCCCATTGCATCCATCTCATCAGAATTGAGAGATACAACAATGTTTTCCAGAACGGTCACGGTACCGAGTTTGCTGGTTTCTTTCAGTGTCAGGGTTAAACGGTTTGGGTTGGTTTTATCCGGAGTAAAAGAAATGCTGCGGTTCGTAGATGGATCGCCGTCGACCGGATAGATCATCAGGAACTGTTTATCTTTCAGCTCGGTCTTCTGGCCATATGCTAACGCGCTGTTGGCAGGAACCGCGTTGGTTTCGCCGGTGGATGCGGATTCCTTAGTGAAGCTGATAATCGGGAATTTTGCATCGGTCGGGACCACTCGCACAACATAGCCATCGGTCTGCTGTACAGCTTCATAGACGTGACGCATTGGCTCGAAGTGGCTACCTTCCTGCGGGCGAATAGGATCGCCGAGAACGTCCATATAGTTGGATTTGGTGACTTTTAACGCCTTGAACGGTTTCCCGCGCGCGAACACACCCACGCCAGCCCACAAGGACTGATTCAGGTTAGAACCTACGGTCGCTGTTTTGCTTGCGTCGATAGCGGCAACCGCAACAGCAGAAACGTTAGTCAACGTAAAAGGGATACTGTAGTTAGAATTCATTCAGTACGGTCCTGATTAGCGCCCCAATGGGGCGCGTTGGTTGAAAGCGTTTGATTAGTTGCTGGAAGAGGACTCAATCACGCCGCCGGTGCGGAAGTTCAGGCCGCCAACTTTGAGGCTGGTAAGGGTGAACAACGTGAAGTAGTCCTGGCCGTTTCGTGGATGGATACGGTTGATGGACGAGCCCCAAAGAGTGGTACGGTCCACCAGCGCCGGTGTGGTCGGATGCTTGAACGGAATAACCGGAACGGCATCGCCGGTGATGAAGCCAGCTTTGCCCGGGTTTTCGTCGCGGCAGTAACACAGGATGTCGTAGGAATGGAACTCGATACCGCTGGCGGTGAATGCGGTGCAAACGCCAGACGGGATTTCGAACACTTTGATGCCGTTGAACAGCGTACCGATGAAGTGAACGTACGGAACCTGCGTGTAGTTCTCCGCTGCGGTAAACATGGTAGGTGGCAGCATTTTGATAAAGCCAGCCGCGTCCGCGCCCGCAAACATACCCACTGAGCCGGTTGTGCGTGTACGTTCTGCGATGTCGCGGAATACCTGCTGCACCTTACCTTTGAACATCATGGTCCAGACATCCAGATTGGTATCCTGCGGGATAGCCACGTCGTAGGTGTCAGTGTGCTTGCAGCGGCGGATCATTGTGCGCAAACGCAGCATGTCCTGCTCGTGGGACAGGTAGTCTTTCAGCGTACGATACTGCAGCGAGCCCAGGTCAATGCCGAATTCGCGTTGCGCATCGTATGCTGCCATCACGCTATGTTCTGCAGCCAGAGCATACTGTGATGGGTAAACGGTCCATTCCCGCATTTCCTGGTTGATAACAGGAATGTATTCAGGAGCCGCTTCGATGTTGATCTCAACTTCAGCTTCTAACTCAATGCCTGAATCGAGGGGCTTAGAGAAGGTGAGGTCGATCTGACCTTTTCCGTAGTCGACGACGCCGGTCAATACGTTCTGCTGGCCATCTGCGTTGGCAAAGCTGTAAATAATCTGGCCGGAATTACCGCTAGCGGCATCCACATCAGTTGATTCGTTATTGATGTAGATGACGGAACGGCCCTTACGAATAGGGATTTCTTTACCGTTTTCAAAGTCGGAGATTTTGAAGATGAAAGAGGTTTTTACACCGTCGCCTTTGGTTTGCAGGACATAGTTACGGCGCATCTGCGCGTACTGGCCAACGGACTGCATGTCCAGCTGGTCGCCCTGTTTGAAATCACCGAAAGTGGTACCGGCTACGTTGATGATTTCATAAATTTTGGATTTATCTCGCGGTACCGGAATGAAGGTACATGCGTCACCGGTTTGTGCGCCCAGGGCGACCGGCAGAATCATTGCCAGGAAGATTGGCTGACGGATGATACCGTCCTGGCTGGACATCACTTCTGCGTTGATGGATTCCAGCATGATATCGTTCAGCGATTTCTGGCCGGACTGGACGTTTTCCATCAACAGGCAGTTTTCGAGAGTCTGGTGAGCAGCTGCCAGTACTTCAGGACGAGGTGAACAGCGGTGTTTGTTGGAGTATTCCGCGATCGCAGAACCCCACGCAGACAGTACAGAACGCTGTACGGACTCAGGAACCCCTTCGAAGATCGGATCTGCTTTCGCTGCTTCCATCATGGAGGTGATACGCAGCTCAGGGTCCTGGATGTAGCCGTTATGGTCGAATTGCGCATCGGAACAATAGCTGGTTACGAGATGAGCATTCTTCGAGATCTCGGCAATGCGTTGGCGAAACTCTTTGTTGTCGGACATAAATCAAGCCTTTGTGGTTTTCAGTCGGCTCAATTATCCGGAAAGTTACATCTCGATTATCTATTGCTTAGTACATTCTGAAAGAAAAAGGCGCTTTCGCGCCTTTGGTTTTGCCATGTACCGATTAACGCCTAATGCTTAAGAGAAAGGCGTCTTAATAGACGCCTTGAAGGAACTTGCTACGGTTGCTTCCGCAAGGAAACAGGCAAGAGCTATGTGAATACTCTAAAAGACATGCAACGAAAGTAATGTAAATTAGTATTTATTGTTTGTCTACCGTGGCCGCTCCATTAAGACGGTTCACTGTGATGTTATGATCGTTTGTGATCTCCAGCCCCAGCCGTATTGCTTCAATGTAGACCGGATAATCGCCATAAAGATTTACATCGTAGGCGGGCATCTGACACATCGAGGCGCTAACACCCGCTGGTGCTGCATTAACGTGAATACTTGGCGTTGAAGGCGTCGATTGAATCCCGCTGCACCCTGATAACATCATCGGGAACAGGAGCATTAGCACATACGTTGTTATCCTGGAGTTCCCGAAGTTTTTGCTGAAGAACGTTACTTTTTTGCTGATATTCTTGAGCTTGTTTTGCATTCGTTTGACTCTCTTGGTTAAGTATCTCGGTTCTGGCCGCATAGAATTCAGCTTTCTTTTCAGCCGCGAGGCGGGCAGTGTCGAGGGTTGATATCTGCTGATCTTTGCTTCCAATGGTTTTATTGAGGTTATTTATGGCCGTGGTTTGCGTCTCTACAGTAGTGAGAACGTCATCAAGCCAGCGCCATCCCAAATAGGTCGCGATACTCACCATGACGATCAGGACCAACATCGAGACGCTTTTCAGGCTAGGGGTCCCAACCCATCCTTTAATCAAAGCCCACACTATGAACCTCCTTTCAATGCGTTAAGCACAGTAGCCGGTGTAATCGCTGTAATGGCGCTGGCGACCGTGCTGTCATTAACTGATGCGTTTACCAACGCAACGGAAATCGCATTGCTATAGGCTGTCTGAGCCGTATTGCTGCTGCTGGCCGCGTCCTCATAGATGGTTTTCAGTTCATCACCTGCAGCAGTGACATTGGCCATTGGAATGGTGAATCCCTCAACCGCATCGTTTAACGCTTTGATCTGGTCATCAGTTACTGTTGGGCTGGTGGTCCCTCCAGTTTCTCCGCTACCAGCTTCTTCGCCACCGGCGCCAGTGGACAATGCAGCATTGATTACTTCCATTGCTTCTTTGAGGGGCGCGGTATCGAGCGCAGAAAGAGCAGACAGGAGGTTTTCCGGATGAGTTTCGTCAGCGATGGCCAGTGATACCGGTAGCTCGGTTGCTGCGAGATCATTAGCGCGGCAATACACATCCCAGCCGATAGATAGCTGAATAAGTGCAGACGGATCAGCGTACTCACGTAAAAGCTTCACGTGCGCGTCAGTGGATTTTGCTAATTCAGACAGAAGGGAGGCCCAGCCGGTGATCTGCGCGGTGCTTATGCTGATTGTTTCGGGGTATTCAACGGCTGACTGAATCAGGCCAGCCAGCAAGGTACTAATTGCTGTTGCATTGGTGACTGCCTCGACGCTTTTTTCAATACTTGGCGGTGTGGTCATCCCACCGGCAGCGGTGAGCGCTTTATAGGCATCAAGTTGATTTGTCGTTGAAAGCATAATTTATCCAACCTTAACGAGCGGATCACCGCTGGTGACAGTCGATCCACAAGACACCGGGTCGCCCTCACACACAACCGGCTTGCCTCCTATAGTGAACCAGGGACGGGTAGAAACAGCATTACCCGGGTGAGATGATTTACCGTCTGTATGCGCGGGGTAGGCGTTACCGTCCACCAGCACGCCAATACCGTTTACCTTAACGAATTCGACGGCCTCTGCTGGTGGTCTTGAAGGGAATCCGCCGTGCCCGGAACAGACAGAGTTTTTTACTGCGATGTTCGACATAAAAAAGCCCACAGATTGATGATTCTGTGGGCAGTGTATGGAAAGTTACTTCTCAAATAGGGTGTTATTTCTCGCCGTTAACCCGGCAACCGCGCGCCACGCTTTCGAGATCCGAAACGACAGGGATGAAGCGCGGATCATCATCAATCCAGATGTTAGGTTTCCAGCCGATCTCTTCGCAGAATGCTTCTTTCTGCTTACCTTCGGTGAAAATGACCGGCACATTAAGTCGTTCGCCCCAGGTGATAATGTCGCTGTTATTACCTGTTGAAAAACGGAACGTCACAATGCGCACGTCGGTACCGTATTTAAGCATCGATCCGACCAACTGACAGAAGAGTGCGGTATTAGCCGTAAACGTCCCGTCGAAGTCGACCGCGATGTTCAGCGTCTCTGCTGCGGGCTCATGAGACGATTCGCTATCCCTATTTTGCATCATATCTCTACTTTAAATCCCCGCAGCTTCGCCATTGCCTTATCCAGTTCGGCCATTCCATCCACCATCGTATCGAAGGCTTTTGTCACTTTCTGATGTGCCTGGAGCACTTCACGGCGGACTGGTTCCAGCTGTTTGGTGATGGCATCGCGTGCGGTTTGGGCTTCTTTCGCTTCCTTGGCGCGGGATAGTGCCATTTCAGAGATTTTTAGTAACTGCTCAGGCGTAAAACCGGCGAGAGGATCGGATGATTGTTGATGAGTGGAGTGTTTAGCTAACATGGTTTCTTCTCTAAGACGTTTAAGGCAGTGACTGCAAGTTTCCAGTGGCTTGCCGTAGTTATCAGGAAATTCAGAAAGAGGTTTGCTTGTGCCGCACGACATGCACTGATGTTTAGGGGGAGCTTCCTCCCTCCATGAATTCACAACCTCTGTAACTGTCGGTTGTGCTGGGACGACGCTTGCAGCCGGTAACAGGCTAACCTTGTCCTCTGGAATACCGGTGAATCTCATATGCTGAAACCAGAGCTTTTCCTTCCCAGGTTTACCGGAGCGAGTTACATGGAGAGCGCTGGTGGATTCGATAATGCCCACCAGCTGCTGTCGTTCTTTTTTACTTAATACGGAAAAGGAATCCACCTTATACAGATCGGACTCTTCCACGCCGTTTGGGTAACGCAATACGTATGCTTTTACCCGGCTAAGAGCCCGCTCTAAATGAGGCGGGGTTTTTCTGGCCATTAATCAAGTACCCCCAAAATATCAGTAGTTGTCTCGCGTGAGTTGCCATTGCTGGCTATCGACTGGCGGCGAGGTATGTGATGAATAGTGAATCCCGCGTCACGGTATAGCTGGTCAATAGCTGGCGCGCTGGAATTAGATATGACAATTTTGGCTCCGCGCCGGTGAGCTGCGCGGCAGGCCTCAACGACACCTAATTGATCTTCCCATTTAAAACCGTCAGGTGTGTAATTGGTGAATCCCGCCTGGCCTGGCATCGGTTCATAAGGTGGATCGCAGTAAACCACGTCACCCTCTCTCGCAAGGCCAATGGTTCGCCGGAAATCACTGAGCATAAACACGTAGTTATGCGCATATTTCGCGAAGGCTTTTATTTCCTTTTCTGGGAAATATGGGGCCTTGTAGTGTCCAAAGCTGGTGTTGAATCCACCTGAATTGTTGTACCTCATGAGCCCATTGAAACAATGCCTGTTCAGGAACAGGAATGCAGCCGCGCGCTCAGGACCGGATAACTGCTGCTCGTTGAAGTCACTGCGGATGGCAAAATATCCGCTTTCAGTATTCATCTTGTCGAACATTACACGGGCTAACTGGAGAACAAGCTCCGGCACAACGGTGAGCATTTGATACATGCTGATTAGGTCAGGGTTAACATCGGCCAACAGGAATGAACCGTGCTTATCAGAGTTGGTGAAAACAGAACCGCCACCAACAAAGGGCTCAATTAAGCGAAGACCTTCAGGCATGAGGGGAAAGATATGTTTGAGCTGACGCTGTTTGCCACCAGCCCATTTCAGGATCGGATTAAGCATGTGGCGCGGTCCTTGTTTGCTTCAAATATCGCCCGGGCGAATCCTTCAGGTGTTTCGCTGCGGATGTTCGCCCGTTCAGGGCCTGGCGCCGCTGTATGGATACGGTTATCGGGATAGTCTGTGTAACCGGGGAAGGTTACCGGGAGTTTTCCCTTTGGGATCATCCGACCATATTCAGCGATCACCCCTTCGATCGCCGCACTTACCGCGGGCAAAAGCGCCGGAAAGGGCATTTGCATGCCTTGCCCCGTCCATAAGCAGGTGCGTTTGGTGTAGTTATCTTTAGCTATGTACGCAGTGAATTCATAGGGATCAAACAAATGGTCTGGCTTGCGCCAAAAAGTCGAGATTCTGCTGACCGGGTTTTCAATCAGGAAAGGGCATCCAATGAAGCGGGCAAGGTCATAACACTGCCAGACAACCTGCATAGCCTTAAATTGAAAGGCCGGATCTTCCTCTGCCTTTGAAGCGAACCAGCGCGAGCCGGAAGTGGCTAAATTAGTGCAAGGAGGGAAGCCAGCGAGGAATGTAATACGGTTCAGGTTTTCCCTGATGAAAGCATATACCTCAGAGCTATCGATGATGGCGCTAATGCGCGTCAAAGTAGCTCCAGAGGGGTGTAATTCTTCGCTCGTGGCCTGGTGCTGAGGATCAACTATTACAGCATCGCAACCGGCTTCCAGCCATGGGATAACCATTTTCCCCGTAAAATCGCATAGGCTAACCACCAGCGCGCGATTACTCATCGAGAGGCCTCGCCTCCGAGGGCCGCTACAATTTTTGAGGTCAGGCTATCCAGCTCACCGGCCAACAGAATGATATCCGCAGAACGGCGCTGTAATTCGTCTTCAACATCAATATCTGAGTTTTGATCGAGCAGTTCGTCGGCAAATTTAACCCCGGAGAATCCAGCTCCATCGTTAATAGCGAAGTTCACCCTGTCAGTGCAAAGCGACAGTTTGGTGACCAGCTTCCCGGCCGCAATCATTGTTTTAACTTCATCACTGGAAAGATCCTGCTTATTCAGCTTCGCAGAACCTCCGTCCTCCAGAATGGCTTTAAGATCGGCTTTTTCACCCAGGGTGTAACCAGCTGGTGGAGCATCATTACGCACCCATTCGGTCAGCGTCAGCTCAATAGGGTTTTCGAGCGTAAGTGGCACTACCGGCAGAGAACCCAACGCTTTGCGCAGCATAGCCAGCGCATCCTCTGATTTGCGAGGGCCGCTGTTGATATACAGCAGGTTTGATTCTGATGAATAGAGGATCTGGGTCCGGTCGGTGGCGGTAAATGCACGCGGAAGTAGTGAGTGGATCACTTCGTCTTTGAGCGAGTCCTTCTCGGTTTTTTTGAGCTTTCGCCCTTGAGTGGCTTCGAGATTACCAATTTTTTGGTTTAGCTCGGCTTTGATGACGTGTCCGGGAAGTATTTTTTTCTCGCGTTGAACGGTTAAGGCGATGAAGCCGCTGGCCGCAAAATACAGCATGTCGGAGCCCAGTGGGCTGGTGAAGCCGGTGCGAGCCATATCCTGGCTTCCACATGGTGAGAACTGGTAGTCAGGTAGAGCCGTTTTGAGCGCTTCCTCATCGAGCTTCATATCGCGGCTAAGGCGATAAACACTGAAGTTTTTGTATTGCTTAAACATCAGGAGGACGCCTTAAGGTACTGGACATGGAAGCTGAGAACGCCACATTCACGCAGGAAATCAGCGGGAGGAATTATGTTGGACCAGGTGCGGCGATCGTAACCGATTGTGCCCAGCACCAGTTCGGTGCCATCAGCGCAGCGGGCGACGATGTAATGCTCTTTTCCTTCAACATAGATTATGTATTCGTCGAACTTCCCGGCTGTCATTTCGCGGATGAAGTTCGCCCGATTTAGTACGATTTGGGCCATTTAGCATTACTCCGATAAATAGAACTTACAGAGTATACTAATTTATTAAGAAAATGATATTGATTCAAACGGTAGCTGCTTGCTTTTGCAGGATAATGCCGGGTTACTCTCATGGTGGTTAACTGTCAGAACAGAAGCTGATTCCAGGTGGTTGGCACGTGTTTTTTCGTACTCTGTGATTACTTATAGATGTACAAAGGATTTACCAAGTAAGTACAAAGTACACCTTTTATAAATCTATTGGATGCACTTTGTACGCTATCAAGATTAGCCTTTGTCAATGGCGACTTCTGCACCCTTAATGGATATTTTACCCGCGGCGCTCATGTTGATATTGGCATCTGATTTGATCGTCATATCACTAACAGAGTGTACGAAAAGAGACAGCTGACTGCTAATGTATAACTGACCTGAATCATTCACACCCATGGTGGAACCCGAGGCTTTATGAGTGATGGACCAAGATCCACTTTGGTTCCTAATCTCTAATAACCCGTTCCTGTCGCACACATAGTCTTTACCTGGCGTAGTTGTACCGGCTGCGGGCGCACCTTCTACAGCTGGTGGTACATAAGGTGAACCTTGCCCGGAGGCTTCTGGTGCTGTGTTAGGAACGCCGCCAGGGGCATCTGTAGCGCGCCCAACAACACGCGGGCGTGTACTATCCCCGCTATATGGGAAGTCCACCCAGACATCATCACCGGCGAGTAACGGTATGAATGCACCATCATCCGGAGGCATACGCTCAGCCCATGGTAGATCTCCGTCAGGAATGCTATCCCATATACCCACCAACCGCACAGACACTCTAAGCAGACCGGCAGGATCGTCGACCGTTACCACCTTTGCCCGCTGCGGGCCGTTAATTGGTGCCGTCATAAATCACCCCTAACAATGCTCGTGTTACATATCCAAATCGGTCTTCCTGATGGGCTGCAAGCTTAACTACTAATTTGGTAGGCACGGATTCATCAAGTCCGCTTTCAGTGTTGTAGTTGTGGATCAGGACCTTCATCGGCAGCCCGGGAGTAATAGCTGAGTTGCCGGTAACCTCGATATCGATTTTGGGTAAAAGGAACGTCGAAAGGTTATTGAGGGCTGTCTGATCATCAACGCTCACCATCTTTACTGGCCACGACTTATCACCGGACGTCAGGAGGCCTTTAGTCGGGCTGTATGCCATAAGCCGGTATTGACGTGAGCGGATGTATTGGTCGTCATTATTAAGCTTGGCGAAGCGGTTAATGCGCAACGCTGCCTTTGGGTTATTCGCTTCATACGTTAGTGCCGGTGACTGCCTGGATAACGTGGCCATGCTTTTAACGTTAATCGAACCACGACACACCCAACAAAGGGCACCGGCTTCCTGAGCCATCTGCGCCAGCACTCCGCTGGGTTTTTGCCCCATGTTCAGATGATACGTACCCAGCTTTTTGAAATTGTCAGCGTTAACCGTCAGGCCTGTGGCCAGAGCGCGCACGATATTAGCCGGTTGCTTCTTAACAAAAAACTGAGGCTTTGAAGCCGGAACTTTAAGTGTTTTCACCTTTTCACTGAAAGCAATAATCGTGACGATATCCGCCGACTGGGGGGCTTTCAGGACCTCAAATGTATCGGTCCATGTTGTGTTGCCTATGCCCTGTGGATCACCAAAGCTACAGGTAAGAATCGTGCCTTTTTTAACGCCTAATTGATCTACTACGTAACTGGAATTATCGCGAACCTCCAGCTGCAATTGCGGACCGGTCAGATCGGCTACCTCAATGTAAAGGCAGCGCGCAATCATGGAGCGGGGGATTTCCGTCTTCCCAATCTTTACTGTCTGTAGGAAGAGTTGGGAACGTTTCTCTGATGAATTGCTATTAGCGGCCATTGGTCACCCTACCTGATTCAGGCATTACGCCAGAATCATTACCAGAGAGGACATCGATGGTTTGCGATAAAGGCGTACCTTTCCACGCGGAGTAGAGCGGGGCGATAACAGTGAAGGATATCGCCGAGGCGAACACCCTGTTAGATGCCAGCGGTAACGATAGATTGTCGACAATGGCTGACTTGGGATCGCGTATCAGGCAATTCAGCTGCAACGCAGCTCCCGCAAGCACGGTCTGGAAGGTGAAATTTGTATTCCCAAAGTTGGAGAACTGGCGGAACCAGGACGCATAAATACCGGTTAACGCGTTTAGGACCTCTTTTTCGTTGGCTAAAACCATCAGAGAGTATGAGATCTCTATGGGGGTGTTGCTTAGTAGGGCTGTAGGCTTCCCATCGTTATCGGTGATATACCCGGCATCATATTCATCTGTCACTATGGTGTTGTCGTGTAACTGGAATCCCGGCGTTCGCCCCAGGTTCAGTACTGGCAGGGAATTGGTATTCACTTCCGGTCGATTCGGGTTGAAGCGACGACCGGCACCCGCAGAACGGTATGCACGGAGAAACGCTTCCACATCATCAAATTCACCAAATTTAAGCTGATCGCTCTTCTTCCGGGACAGAAATTCGACAAGAGGCTTGGACCACGGCCGTGTGTCTGTTACTTCAATGTCTTCCAGTGCCGATAAGAGCGCATTACCCAGACCGGCATCCACATCGCTGGTGGATGAGAGCTCACGCTTACCCGTGGGCGCCAACATAGCCTTCTTGAAGCGCATCAATAATTTGTCGTTATTCACCATCAGATACGGATTCCTCAAACGTGCGGCATGGTATACAGACGAAGAGCGTGCCCACGGCCGCTGTACCATAGTTAAATTTGCGGTGAACGTACCACCAGCGCCGGGTCATTTCTCCGGATGCCAGTTCCTCATTCCATTCGAGAATCGAACCTATCGAGATATCAAGGGCGGCCACACGGAGTATCAAAGAGTCTTCCTGATAGCCGGTGTTGTCGTCCTCTTCGTTCATGCTCAGAAAGCTGTCCATTTCGTCCGGGCAGTCCAGGACTTTCACGATTTCAGGCTCGCCGTAGGAGAGCGTTTCCTGGTTTGGATCAAGGCGTTCTGCCTGCATTACCTCAAAACCTTCATCATCAATAGGCGCGTCTATAGAGTTAGCGCGATACAGGAGCGCGTCGAACGACAATGGATCATTGATGATGGCTAAAGCCCACGCTTCGCGGTAAAGGTCGTTGAAACTCTTGTGGCCAAGAAATCGAGCGCGCATATCACTGTTAGCAGGACGGGAAAGCATTGCAGCAGTAATTGAGACAGGCGCTTCAGTAGGCTCTTTGGTTTCGTTGGGTAATTCATGTTTTCCAGATGGCTCATCTATAGGGTCCGCTACCGGTTCCAACGTCTCAAACGTGGTAGAGGTTGGGCTTTGAACTGCTACAGTATCAACAGGAGAAGGGACGCCATCAGGAACGCCACCAGCCACTTTGATATCGTCGTTGTTATCGATGAGATCGTCATAAAAACCTGCCATTATTGTTTACCTTGTTGGGAGGCGAGCCATTTCTTGAATGCTGTCTCTGCCTGTTGATCGGTCATGCCGGTTATCTTCATGGCCTGAATGAAGCCTTGTTTCTTCAGCTTCAGTTGCTCCTGTAATTGAGCCTTCATCGCTTCCTGCTGCTTTTTCAGCAGCGCGTTCTCTGCCCGGGCGGTTTTAAGCTCTGCTGCTTTGCGCTTAAGTGAGTTACGCGCGGTGGAGGCCTGTTTTCTCAGCCTATCGATCTTGTCTTTCTCGGTTCGTTGTACCTTGGCTAACCCGCGTTGGGCGGCCTGGTATTTTTCGAACTCGCGGCGGATCTTCGTCTGGTCTGTTTGATCAGAGCGGTTACGGGCTAAAGCTTTCAGTTCTTTGTCGGTAAAAACCTTTGTCGTGCGTTTCTTGTCATCGCCAAAAGCTACTTGCTCAGCAGCTTTCTTCATCTGTGTGCCCAGCTGGCGTTGCCAGGTAGACGACTGAAAACGGGTCATGACATGGAGGACGTGCTTGCAGGCTGCGCCGACGAGATCAGGGTTGCGTATTTTGGGAAAGGCATACTCAGCTGGTGGCTTCAGCGCGTAGTTACCGGCTGTGGCCATGTAACGGAACCAATACTGATGGCGCCCGCAATCACAGTCGAAAGATACGCGACCTTTAGCGAGGTTTTTTGCCAGCGTGGCCAGACTTACTTTTTCATCGCCGACGTCTTCAACGTATCGGTCCCATTCTTCAAAGCGCACTCGCACCAGGTGGTTATCGTCGACCGACGCATCAGATGCTGTAACCTTCACATCGGCGATGTTATGGCGTATGCGTATAAACAGCGCCGACTTAATGCCGGTGCCATCATCTACCTTGTTGTTGGCGCGCTTAACATCGATCTGAGTCGACATGGCCACCAGCTGAGCGTAGGTAATGCCCGCCTGATCACTGCTGAACTTCGTGCGATGGCCAGCGCGTTTTTCGATGAATTGCTTTAAGTCTTCAGGAGTAAAGAATGTGCCGTCTTTCTTCTTGCCGAGCTTAAGAATCTCATCGACGCTTTTATTACGCAGTCCTGCAGGCGTAAGCGTGCGGTGTGCGCCTCTACGGCTTGCGCGCTGACCTTTACGGATTTTGTTGAAGACCTTAAGGAAGTCAGTTGCAGAAAGGCCATGTGTGGCGTAGCGGCCATTCTCTTTTTTCTCAAAACCGGTAGAGGGCATATCAGTTGCTCTGTATGGTGCCGTCTAATTCCGGCAAGCTGGTGGAATAGATGTTTATTTGCTCGCGTATCCACGCCAACTCCGGGAGGAATAGGGCTTTGCCCACTGGTAGCGCTTCGCTTTCATCCTCTTGGCCACAGACACGGGTAATAACCCAACGCAGCTCGTCGGTGCCCCATACACGCTGAGCAATGAGGTCAGGGCGATATATCTCGTCCTGAGTAATGTCGTGGGGGATCAGGTCTGAATCGTAGCTGTTACACTTGGCTACTACGGCCTGGTGCATGTACGCGCGGATGATTGGATCGGATACGTTACGATCATCGAGTCGTGAGATGCTCACAGGTATCTTCCTTTGCCCGTGAGCGGACTCATAGTGACTGATTTAATTGCTTCAGCTTCGGTTGCGCGAACAATTTTACGCAGGGGGTCTAAAGGGTCCGGGGGCAGTTCAACCGTCAACGAGCTGTACATTTGCTCTATGTAGGAAGCGCTGGCCACGTTCTGATAGATCGTACCGTATACGCAAAGCAGCATTAGAAGGTGTTCGCTTTTAAGGCGTTCCCAGTCAATGCGATACACGGCTTGACCGCGGGTATCATGCTCTACATCGATAATGTTGTCCGGGATGGTATAACGCTGGCCAGCTCCGGTGGTTTTGGGGCGGATGATGGCCTTCTGCAGCGAGAGCTCTCGATAGAGGTCCAGTGACTCGACCAGAATTGGCTTTCCGCTCGTTCCTGGGGCAGCAAACTGGATATGCTTTCCGCCGGTCGCGCTGAAGAAACCGCTGCGTTCGTCCACCAGCACGTCATCGCCGTTTTTCTCAATCTTGCGAATGATGTTGGGAAGGACGTCAAGCAACCCCTTACGATCTGCTGGAAGGGTTTGTTCTGATAACAGGGTGAGGTTTCCCTTATGCCAGACAGCCTCCACCAGCATTGGCTTGGAAGTGGAAAGGGTGATGGCACATATGGCCTTATCCATAGTAGGACTCCGCTGGTAATGAAGTCTCTATAGTATAATTAGTACTTTCTGTAAGGAAGGGCGAAATCTGGACAAGAAAAAGGCCGGTATAAAACCAGCCTTGAGGGATTGGGTAAACCTTAACTATTGCAATGCGAGGCAGCTACCATCATAGCTTCCATATGACGATAGAACCAGTAACGCTTTCTGTTTATGTTGTGTTTTCTTTTCAAAATAAGCTCACAATTAGTTTTTTAAACGTTCAATTCCCGCACGTCTGTAAGACTCAGCCAGCAGATCAAGCTGAGTACCATTCGCTTTCTCGAATTCCGCGGGACCGCCAACATTGCCATCTGCATGCACTGGTAATAACCAAGGGTATTGCTCCCGTATATCAGCCGGTGCTGCGTGCTGGTGGTGGAAATTACACAATGGCAAAACGTGAGCGTGGGCGTCAGGTGCTGTTCGGCCATCAATATGGTGCAAACTGATCAGCGGCGAAACTTTCCCATGTATCAGGCATGCAATACATGGTAAGGCTCCTAGCTTATCCATGATGCGGCGTTCAGCAGCGGTTGGTGTACGTCCCTTATTGCCACGGGACTTTATAGCCTTACGTGGCTTAGTGGATGTGTTGAGTACCGTACTTCGTTTGCGCGCAATAATCTCTCTGCGTTTCTCCCAATATTCTGGAGACTGTAACTGAAGGAGCCTCTTCTCGCGTTGGCGTTCCTGCGCCTCGCGAGCTTTATCAACCTGCTTTTGGCGATACTCAGGGTCCGCGAGTTTTTCTGCATTGCGGGCTCTTTGCCGCTCAACGGCGGCACGCTGGCGGGCGAATAGTTTCTCCCGGGCTTCCTGAGTTAATTCCATTAGATTTGGCCCAGCCATTTATAGCGTTCGGCCACTTCGGCCGGGTTCATTTTCCCTGTACCCAGGAGAGCCAGGGAAATGTACAGCGATCGGAAGTGGCGGCGGGCACGCATTCCAGCAGTTATATAACCGCCCGGTTGAGCTGCTGCCAGCTGGGCTATGTTTGCTGCTGTCACTGTACGGGTGCAGTATTCATTGAATACAGCCACGGCGACGCGGGTAGGGTATTGCAGTGGATTGTTCATGTATTCTCCTTATCGGTGTTTAGGACGGCGCTTTGATTTAATCCGGCGCTTCAGGCCAGCCCGGATAGCTGCTTTGATGAGTTCCAGAGTGCTAAGCGCAAGGATCACGGTCACAGATAACTTGAGCGCAATCAGCCACCCAGCAAACGAATAGTCGAGAGCGATGTTGATGTAGTGATCAATCATGATGAGTAATAGAGTGATGGTTCAGTAGGGGGATACCAGCCGATGCCGTGCTCAGCAGAGCTGATGATGCGCCAGCGAATAGCGTCATTCACAACTGTTTTAGCGACGTAATACTCCTTCGCCAATTGAGTGCTGGCCATCGCAGTAACAGTTTTAAGGTCGATTACCGCGGGTTTATCACCGTAAGCAGGGACGCACGCAGCGCGAAGGATCTCTCGACTGCGAAACCAACATTGTCCCAGGTGCTCTTCGGGTAAGTTAAATGTGAATCCATGGCCAGCCGGTGCTGTCTGGATATGGTTTTGTTTGGCCAGAGAATGAAGGCGAGCTGTCGACAGCCCCGGGAGAATAGCGGAACGCTCCGCTGATGAAATCCGTATGGCTTTATCCATCCAGTAGCCATCATCCGGGGTGAGCGTATAGCCTCCATCGACCATTAAGAGAGCCTCCCGTGGAAGCCGCTTAATGGTGGCGCTGAAAATTGCGGTGATGATCTTGTCGTCGGTCAGTCTCATGTTCGTAATAATGACACATTAAAAAATAAATAATTAGTATTATCTGTGTTGCGGCGGGGTATTTGCCTTGAAAATGCGCGAGTTATTGGGATTTGAATTGCATTGCCTGTCTGGCATTAGTGCATTAACATCTGCTGGTGCTTTTAGAAATAGTGATTGATTGATAAGAGCATGCAGCCCCTGGTTCGCCGGGGGCTGTTCATTTCAAGCCAGGTCCCTCTAATACACGTTCTTATTCCAGTTTTCGCACATATAATTACTGCATCCGTCAAAATCATACGGGTTAAGTTGCCAGCTTATCCGACCGCAACACGGGCAATTCCAGCGAGTTTTACCGGTTGATGTGCGATCTCGTCGTTTCTGACGTTTCAGCCAGTCAGGCTGACGTAACCCGCGGGCCTGAATCATTTTCCGCCGGTCGAGCCGGTTTATGCAGAACGTGCGCCGTTTAACTTTGTTGGCCAGATGATATGGGAGCCAAATTAGCCCTTCGCTGGTGGTGACGGCGAAGGGATGAATATAGGCTTTCGTGAAATCTGTTGTAGGCAGCTCGGTACCGGCAAGCCAGTAAACGTCGTTGCCATCCCATTCTCCTTTCACGTATGCCACGTATTGCGTGCAACCTGGTTCTATTAGCGATTCGCCCGGCAGTTGCTGGCAGTCGACATGCCATATGGCCAGTTCATCGACACAATCGGCCGCAACCGGCAGATCGATCGGACGGCCCTTATTCCAGCGTTCTTGCGCCTCTTGCAGTGTGTAAACATGTGCGGCATCGATGTTGCTGCTGTAGCCATTTCCGTTCCGGCAATGAAAAGAGGCGTTAGTGCCAACTGTTTCTCGTAGGCAAAGCATATAAAAGCGATCATTCATTTTCGGCCACCAGCGTTTCTTTGTGTTCGATTAACATGACTATTCCTTTCAAGTTTTGCGTAGGCGATGGATGCCTCAGCATCAGAGGCTCCGAATACACGATTAACACCGGCTATGACGTTCTCTTCTGAGCGGCTCAGGCGTGAAAGAATGCTGCGACATACGAAGTGATCAGCGTGCGTAATGTATGCGTCAGCTGCCTTCATTGAGGACATTGGTCGATCAACCTGGATAAAGTGAAGAGGGTTCTGGGCACCATAGTTCAGTGTGCAAGCTACCACCGGCGTTCCGTCGCGTAGCCCACTTTGCAGGTGGACGTGAACGCCATTAATCAGCATTGATTTTTTCATTTATAAAAAATAAGCACATAATTAGTATTTTACGACCAAAATAAATCCGGCCCTTGAGACGCTGCGCTATCTTCTTCCAGAATGATTTCCTGCGCCTTAAGCATCCCTACTTCAGTCAACTGATAGGTATGAACTGGCGGTGTTTCGTTGAGTGTATGTACCGTTAACAGGCATTGTTGCTCCAGCCTGGCGAGTGACTGTCGTACATTCTGTGTCCTGGCTTTCCGACCTCCATAATGTTCATCTATATACGCAGTTATAGCGAGCAGGGTCACCGGGGTAAAAACATGCTGCTCGTTATATCTGCGTCCTATGCAAGATAACGCTAACTTTTGAATTGTTGAAAGCGCCATTGTTGCTTATCTCCTTGATCTTACCGCTTCATGCGTTGGCTGTTTACAATATCGAGCATCACCGACTTATTGGCATCGATATAACGTATATAGCTCATGACCTGCTCAGGGCGTTTCCACGTGCCCTCATGCATGATCTGAGTGAGCTCTGTTCCTTTCAATGCCATATCCTGTGCAGCGCCCACACGGGGGCTATGCCCGGTCCAAGTTCTGTAGCGGGAGGATTCAAGAGGCGCACCTTTAACGGCCTCCCAGGCTTTGGCAAATATTTTCTCTATATTTTTACCGGCCATGGGTTTTACTGCTGGGTGAGCATTGCCATAGCGATCGACCTTGCCAAAGATAAAGGTTGATTCATCCGTGAGGCCACTTGCGTTGAGCCAATTACGTAACCAACCGGCGACATCTGGCGCCAGCACTTTCACCACGCCGAGCTCGTCTTTAATTGTTTTTGTATAACCCACATCAAGTGTGGCTGAACCATCTCGCTGAAACTGAATATCACCAATTCTTAACCGTGCAACTTCTGACATGCGTAACAGGGTGTTGTAGGCCACCCCTAAAAACGCGAGGTCGCGTAGTTGCTGCATTTTGCCGCTGGCTTGGGTAATCTCCGCCAGTTGGAAAAGATCGTCGAGATGAAGGGGGATCGCCTGTTCAACTCGCTCGCCACTGAGGACCGCTTGCCGACTTATTTTTTTCATCCCGCGCGTCACCAGTATGTGCGATGCAGGTAGGGCCAGACCAGCCTCGCGATGGATCTTGTTAATCATTGATTTGTGCATCGCGATGGTGTTCTTTTTACGCCCAAGTGTCTCTCGCAGATAGATAAGGTACTCACGCACATCTGCAGGATCGGCCGGAAGCCACACTTTATTAAACTGCTTACACCATAACCCCCAGCTGCGGAGAACTGACTTCATTTGCGCCCAGGTGTTTTCTGATGCTGCTTCCCGATCCACAAAGAACATGTGTAAATTTTCGGCAACCCGTTCATCGTATTTATCCGCAGTAATCAGCAGCGGGGATTCGGTCTGGTTAACCGGCAAATTAGTCATTGGCATATCTCTCAGGTGCACGGGTACGAGTAGTGACTCATTACGGAAAACTACCATAACATTAGTATAATCTGTTAGGTTTTTTATGAAATTTACACGGTTTTTAGGAAAACCGCTGTATTTTTCATTTTGCAGCACAATGACCGGTCAGAAATCCCAGATTTCACGTAGCGACGCCAATACCTGAGTTAAGTGTAAGGTTATTTGTGGTGTAAAAACCGGTTCAGATGTTTTGTTAACCATGCCATTTTACATAAAAACAAAGGTAATATAATGGGTGTTATATTACTTTTGTGACTTTTTAAGGGGGGATCGAATTACGAGAGTTCGTGCTATGAAAAGCCTGTGTATTGCGCACCTTCTAAGCGGCTGCTTAATAAACGTACAAATCATACTTAATTTCAATGATTGCCTTTCTCTTACTTTTACCCCGGGCATCAGGATGATATACAACCCCAATTCGAAAATTTGTATGATTTTAGGAAGGATAAATGGCTAACAGTGATGAACTTTTACTCGTTAACACTGAGATAACGACTGCAATTCAGAAACTTCACCTTGATATTACTTCACGTCGTGCAGTTTCAACCCTCACCAGCCATTTCTGCATTGTCAAAGGATTGCATTCCAAACCCGCCAGTGAACTAAAACGCCTTAAAAAAAGTATCCAGTTTCAGATAAACACCCATATATCCCAAAAATTTGCCCCAGCTAACTCTGCTTATGGTCGATTTCTCTAACGAAATAGACTAAATTCTCCCTTAGTTTTTAGCTAATGGGCATTGCGCCCACAACCGGAGAATACTGATGTCAGATAGCCGTACGGGCGAAGCCGTCTATAAGGAATTTATAGAGTTCCGAGACGCGTTCCTGACAGATGCTATGGATGAAGCTTCTGCCTGGAGCACGAATAAATATGGTGAAAAGTTTAGGCCTGTGGTGCTTGTCAGCGCCCGCAGGCTTAAAAAATGGACTGAAGCTATCGAACAATGGAATAAGTTCGCACAAGAACTCAAGAAATATCCTCAGTTGGGCATCCCAGTTTCGCTATACGAACCAGCTCCGAAATTCATCTCCGGAGCTATACGCGTGCGTTGTTATGAGCTACCAGCTACTGAGGTAACGACCAAGGCGCGGGAGAAGATCCTTGCAGATTACGACCGTGAAATTGAGCGGTTTAAGGCTATAGATAATACTAATCCTTACCTTACCCAACTGCAGGATGAACGGAAAACATTCGAAGCCTTACCTCCAAAAACGAAACTGAGATTACGCCGCACCGGCTACACGGATCTGAATTGCGCATACAGCACAACTGAAGAAAGTCAGATAATGGTGCGCGTATCATCCTCTGGTGTGTTCTTTGATGAGCGTACTCTTGGACAGGGTTTCACCTTCGGACCTAAAACCAAAAACAGTAAAGCATCGATTTACTCAGAATTGAGCCCCATTCCGCAATCGCTCTATCAAAGCATAGATATTTACGACATCGATACTGTTGAAAAGGCAAAAGCTGCACGCAAAAAGTATCGAGAAGAGAATGAACAAGAGATCAAGCGTGAGCAATGGTCGCGCTATAACAAAACTCGTGCTGCCAAAAATGCAATCCAGGCTGATGCAGAACATGCGGCAAGCGAGAAAAACCCTTCAGGTAGCAGCCACGATTGACTCGGCCACCAGCGGGCAGCTGGTGGTGTGAGTTTAGCTTGCCCTACGTCTACGCAACCATTCCTCGGCTTCAGAACGAGTCTCTTCTTCATCATGGAAGGTTTCTTCGTTTGCCGGGGTAAAGTCCACCAGCTGCGTGAAGCAATATACATCCCAGTGATCCGGCGATTTGATGTTGAGCTTCTCGCGCATCTGCTCTTTCGGCACCATATACCATTGACCGGCTTCATTTAGGCCGCATGGGATCTTACATGCTTGGTCGACAGCCTTCCCCCCTTTATCAAACTTGAGTCGTCCCTGCTGTACGGCCATTTTGGCCATGATGTTTGCATATGCACGCTGGTTGATGAATCGCTCTTTGTCCTTCTTGGTGTGCATCCGTTTACCCCAGCGGATTCGCTGGGCGATGATGCCGTGTTTTTCTTCCAGTACATCAGCAGTGGTCGCGCCAACGCCGTCGCCATCGATGGCGATCTGAATATTGGGGTATTTCTCCGGGTCACATTCACTGAAAATGAAGTCTGCAAAACGTGACGGTGTAACAGTGGCTTCCATCTCCTTAACCAGATGAGGGACTACGCGCCGGTGTTTGCCATATCCGGATACCCTGAAGATGCCCATTACTGATTTATCGCGGCCATTACCTACGTCACAGCAACAGATCCAGCCCCAGCCCATTGCAAGGGGAACTTTACGCCGCTGCGCACGTTCACACTCATCACGGCCAAGCAGATAGCCGGAAAGCGAGCTGGGGAATTCACCGCGTACCTTAATGAGGTATTCCGGTGACTCCCGGCCACCATAGTCCACCAGCTTTTCACGGATGAATTTCAGCGTTACGAGAGGCGATTCTTCAGAGTTAAGCTTAATCGCGTTGTATAGCCCATTCGGGTTGGCTTCTGTGCGCGCCAGGCGATGGTGAGAGTCGTAGAATTCACCAGCAGTACGCGTCGGCTGCGAGATGAGCATCAGCCGGTTGTCGTCCTGCGTCAGCGCACCTTTGATAATACCGAATGCCTTATCCGATACGCCTGACGCTTCATCGATGATGTAAAGCAGGTGCTCTGCGTGCTCACCGGCGAGTGCTTCTTCGTTCCCCAGTCGGAAGCCTTTAGCGATAACTTCCCAGCTACCCTTCGACGCGTTCTCGTAAAAAGTAACATCGGCCAGGGTGAAGTATTGACCTAACCATGGGAACCGCTTCAGGCATTCTTTCCAGTTCTGCCGGATGTACTTAAAGATACCGGTTTTAACCTGCTGCAGTTTGTTGGCCACGATGATGATACGAGACTCTGGGAAGAACATCAGGTAGCACAAGATCATGATAGCGGTCATGTCGGACTTACCCGTACCATGCCCGGAGGAAACCGTCGTCCAGCTGCCGGTCTGCTGAACTGATTCGATAATTTCCTCCTGCTGCCAGGTGGGGATCTTATTAAACAAGACTTCAGCAGCGGTTACCCAGTCATAACGATACAGTTTAACCAGCTCCTGCCAGCGCGGGTCTTCAGTGATTGAGCGCCTAGTTATGGCTGCCATCATCGCCCCCGTACAGCAGGTTATTTACCTCATCATCTGGTATTTCGTCGTCGGCAAATTGTGCAGTTAGGTTGATATCGTTAAGAGAACCGTCAGCAGCGACATCACCAAACCCGCCACCATCCACCAGGAGATTTACAGCCTCGCGTTTCTCCGCCATAAGTTGTTCGTGCTGAGCATGGCGAATTGCGCGCGCCTCCCTGGCTTGGCGGTCCAGTTCTTCCGGGTCATAAGCCACAGCTTTAACCTTGTCGGACTCACCATCTTTCACCTCTTTACGTGCCATCTCCATGAGTAGCGCCGGAACCTTATAGCCATGGGTCTCGATGTAGATCGCGGTATCAACAGCACTCCAGCCGTTTTCCTTTCGCTGCTGGTACGCTTGCATGATTCGTTCAGGCTCTTCTGTTTTGCGGTCGTGCAGCTCTTGCTCGCGCTTGTTCTTCGCATAGCTCTGACGAATGCCCGCTAACGATCGTGCGGTGTCATTGATGGCACCCGCCGCGGCCGCGGCAACAGAGAGAGCTTTCGTTATTGGGTTCGGTCCGGATTCATCATCATCACCTGATGCCGGTGGTTGTTCGGTAAGGAAGGTAAGGACCGCTTTCACAGTGCGGTTAAGGCAGAACAGGTTAACGAGGGATGATTCGATGGCCATAGCCTCAATATCATCAACACCGGCTGCTGCTATCAGCTTTCGGGCTTCCTCCATGTCTTCATCGCTGGGGATTATGGAAGCTTCCAGAATCTGGCTACCGGCCATGTATTGATCACGTGTACGTCCCGATTTCGTCTTGGTCGATACTGCATTGATCAATTTCCCGACCAGCACAGCCTCTTCCGTTTGCCCAGCTTCGACGCGCGCGTGTCTTCCGGCCTCTTTAACTTTCAGGCTTAATTCATTGATTTCCTGAGATAAATTTTTATTCTGCTTCGAGGGTTTGTGATCGCTTTTGCGCTTACCTGACTTTTTTTGATCATTTGATCGTTTTCCTGCCTTTTTAACGATCTGATCAGCTGGTCGCTGGTCTTGAACCTTACCTAATTGAGTCGTGCCTTCCCCCAGGTAGCGACGTGCGGTATTAGGGTTTAAACCATAGGTAAGTGCATATTCCTTAATAGATATTTTCTCGCCAGCGGCGCGCATTTCCGCATAGCGATTTCTATGTTCTGACCAGTCCGTTTTTACTGCCACTGCGATCACCCCTTTACAACGATGATCGCAGTCTACTGATCGTTACATCTCAATTGATCACTTTTGATTGGTATTAGCTGTCATTTCAACAACCAAAAAACAGACATATTTATGTTATTTACTGGTTGGTTTATTGATTTTCTCGGTGGTTTTTGTAACATGTGACTCGCTATTTCAATCAATCACAAGCAGTTAGCGTTAAACGCAAGGATTAACACTATGTCTAAATCACCAATTTTTGTGGCTGTCGACGGCGGCTCCGGCAATATCGCACTTCGTTTTGAAAATGAACAAGGCGAGCTGAAAACGCACATCAGCCCTGCGCTGGTTCGTCGTGGCCTGCTCCAGCATGGGACTCAGGAATCATCTACAACCTGGCGTACCGATGAAGACGAAATCTACTCGGTTACCAATGACGCAACCAGCATTGAGCTGGTCAACACCTGTGATCCAGAATACCAACTGAGTCCGGCCAACCGCGTGCTGGTGCTTAATGCGCTCAGCCGCGCCGGGTTAGGTGGGCGTGACGTGGTTCTGGCCGATACGCTGCCAGCGGATCAGTATTACGGTGATAACGGCATCAACAAAGTACGCATTGAGGCCAAGAAAAATAGCTTGCTGCGTGCCGTCGAGAACTACTCTGGCTCAGCTGCTGCGCCGAACATCAAACACGTGGCCATTTACCCTGAAGCGGTCACAGCGTACGTCAGTGCAACGGTAATGCCAGACGGTAGCGAAAACCCCGCGTTCGAAGGCGTACAGCGCTGCATGATTGTAGATCTCGGTCGCTTCACCTGTGACATTGCTATCGTTACCAACGAGCTGGAAATCCTCAACCGTGTCACTACAGAGCACGGTATCCACGTGATGATTAAGCGCCTTCATCATCTGCTGCAAGAGCACCAGGAGGCGCTCAATCTGCCTGAAGCCAAAGAGATTAGCCTGTCTGCCCTCGATGGTTTTATCGAACGTGGGTATGCCGGTAGCCAGGCGGCTTCGCGAGCACATCTCCGCCGTGATATTCGCCATTTAGTCGAGCAAGCAGCGCGCGAGCTGGCGAACGATATCCGCAATGACATTCGCAGCCTGCACCGCAACATGACCGACATCGATATGCTGCTGTTTGTCGGTGGTGGCGCGAACTGGCTGGGCGGGAAACTGGACTATCTGCCAGACTTCTCTAAAGAGTGGCACGATTACACGTACATTCCGGATGAACCTCAGTTCGCCGTAGTTCGTGGCGTACACCTTCTGCTCCAGAACGCACAAACGCGCATTCTGCAAGATTTAGCGGAAACTGCGGAGGCTTAATATGTCAGGAAGCGACACCAAGGCGAAACGTGATGTGTTGTCTATCAACATCACCGAGGATTTGAAGCGATCGGCGGCTTCGTGTCGCTTCATTGATGAGTATCGTGCCACCAGCGACCGCAGTGCAAAGCGCATCAAAATTGTCAGTGCTTTGACAGCTGGCCAGATTTTGCAGGAATGCGATCTGATGGCCGTTATTGGCTTTATCGACACAGAGGCATTTACCAGACTCGATATTGATCAAAAGAGAATGATGCTGCTGGCGAGAATGCAGGAGTTCATGGGGGTCACAGAGTCAGTTGCTGCGCCGGTGGTTACGACACACAAAGCAGCACCTGTAGCGCAAACTAAACCAGTGGCCCCTGCTGTTAAGGAGCCACCAGCAACAACTACTGAAGAAAAGCAGGAAAAAACAGAGGAACAAGGTTCAGCTAGAGTGAGTCGCTTCGCTAACCGCTTGCCCGGTGCTTGATGTATTTCGCGATGTATACAGCATCAACCGCGTCAAATAAGCACCTGCTCTTTCCTTCTCATCCTCATCCATAAGCATTTTTTCACGGCGGTCCGGAGGGATTCTCTCCGGATTTCTGCAACGCCTGAAGAATGCATCATCTATCCGTGTTAAGTAAAACGTTCGTGGGCGTACAGACAGGTCTACTACGCAATCTGAGTTGTGCGACAAGGCAATAGATCGCATTCTCAGGTAAATATTACGTAACGATGAGTGGTATTGCGGATACTTTAATTTAAGCCCTTCAGCTACTTCTCTTGCTGTGGCCGGTCTACCAAGCTCAATTAGATACTGCGAAATTTCCCACGACGTTAGCCTATTGTGCTTTGCCAAATAGACACCTCGCCGAGACAACAGATTGTACTAATGCAAAAGGGATTCTACTGACGACATGCCTGTTTTTCAAACGACATTAATCACAGACAAGAAAAAGGCGCATTAAGCGCCTTGATTCATGGAATTTTAGTATGCACAAAGATTACCGATGGCTACTCACAAAAGAATCTTGGAATGGACTCGACTAAGCACATTACAAAACCCCTCAGAAGCTATGCCGCACACATCTTATTACAGAACATACTAAGCATTCAATGGGTAAACGATCAGTTAGTAGCGTTTCCGAGCGTGCGGCCAATCAAGTCACATCACCAGAGAGTACAGCCAGACTCCCCAGACAGGTATAGCAACAAAGGTGAGCGTGTAAACAAACACCTTCTGGAAATAACCCATAATTCTTTCCTATCTTAGCAAGAAAGCCCGCTTGTGCGGGCTGTATCCTGTCAGTCGTCTATCAGTTGGGTAACGCGGCAGTCGTACAGTTTGGCCAGTTTTTCGAGAGTCGCCTTTTGTGGCTTGCTTCGCTTTTCCATGTTCGCTACGCCCGCCTGAGTGATGCCTAGCGCCTCTGCTACGGCCTCCTGAGATAAACCGCGATACATGCGCCAGGCCGCTTGTAAGGTCACGCCTTTTTTAATCTGAAAGCCTACGACTTCATGAGGGATTGTTTCATCGTCGTTCGGGCCTTCTGTGTATGGGACGGCTTCATACAGCTCATCCAGATCAGAAGTGGCCACCAGCTTATTAAACAAATCAATCGGTATCACTACTGATTGACGTGCGCCGTTTTCGTCGGTCAAAAATTGTATGTTTCTCATTCTCACGGGTCTCGTAAATATTGGAGAAAGTCGCTTTCTCGCTGGGTTGGGCGGGTTTCCCCGCCTCGCCTTAGTACGTATTTGACTGTCTGCGCATTACCTCATCAATTCGGATTATTGTCGGTTTGCCGTCTATCACTGTGAACAGCACCCTGTATACTCCCACCCTTACCCGATACTCTTTGTCTTTACTACCTTGCATCTTCTTTAAGTCTAACTGCACATCGGGGAAGTCCTCTAACTCGCTAACCTTGTCAAAAATCATTTCACGGTAGCGGTTATCTATGCGGGAGAGTTGTTTCTTTGCCTTTTTACTCCATTCAACCTTCGGCACTTTGTATCCCTCTCGTCGAACTTCGAGATTAATTATAACTATATTTGGTTATATTTCAATCTATTTAGTTATTTTTTCGAGGGGTAGTTATATTTTTTCTAAATGGCAGTGACTGCTATTCATACCTTTGACGATTTCATAGCCTTACGTAACTTATGCATTTGGTTCAGCGTATTGGAAACACCAGAGCGGGGATGACATGCAGAGAATTTCCCATCCTGCTCAGTCGTGTAGCTCTCCACCAGCGCCATCAGTGCTGCCTCTGCCTGTTCCATTAGCGCTATAGCCTCATCACGCTGCATAGTACGAACGTCTTTCAGGGTGGGAACCTTATCATCCACACCTCCACGCGTAACGCGCAGTAACGGCTGCGAAATCTCATCTTCAATGACGATCAGCGCCTTCTTAAACTCGACTTTAAACCCTTTCTTACAGGCTACAGCTTTAAGGCTGCTGGACTCCTGCTGATTGGGGGTGGTTTGGGAAACGGAAATTATTGTACGTTAAGAGCATAATTTAACGTTTCTAATAGGTAACTGATTGATTTTTTTTCACATGTTATCGCTTATAAGCTGTAGCTGATATTTCGGACAAAAAAAGTTTATCCCTGATATTCGGGAAAAGTGGTGTAGTGGTCATATATACTGGTTGAAAGTTGCATTGGAGTGGTTTATTTTCCATTTTTAAAGTCACTTGCCAGGGCGTTTTGGAATGCGTTTCCCTATCTCTTCGATAGAAGTATCCTGTAAAACAGCTTTCTCAATAAAGCGTTCCATTGTACGCAACATAGGAATAAAGTCATCAATCTGAGGTGTCCACCCTCTGTGGGCTGCTGCATTACCCGCGTTAGTAATTACGTCAAGTTGATCCCGCTCGGTTTTTCCAACATAGCCTTGTTCAAATACAGCGTTCACTTTTTCGAACATCCTTAAATTTGGGTTAATACCTATAATCTCTGTCGTCCTGTCAAACGCAGTTCGAAGACCGATTGAAGCAAGAATAAACAAACCGTGTTCAGCCGCGCTATAAACCTCACATAAAATTTTATAAAGGACCTCATCTTTTCCATTAATGAACAGTCCCCACATAGGCCGTTCAAATGCTTTATTCGAATCGGGTATTGTGCTTATCATATGGAACTGCTTGCCAATAACTACAGCGTCAATCTTATCGTAGCTCCACGCATCACGGTAATAAAAAACCAATTCGCAACCGCAACATTCTAATATCTTATGATCTATTCCGTAATTGTGTTCAATACCGCTAGCATTAATCAAATTGGCAACTTGTTTTTGGCCATGTACAAGTGTGTTGCACTCTCTTTGGCATAAAGGGCATTTTGTCTTAAATTTAGGTGGGGTGGGCATTTTTTACTCAATCTTCGCTAAATGATTAATTCAATTTATCATAATTTTCTGATACTTCAGAATGCCAGTAGTTAGATACTTTTAATATGTTAGTCCGGTTTAGCAAACAAGTTAAGCGTAGCATAATTTCCGATTTCCAAACTGGCCCTTGATTTGTATGGGGCTAACAGAATCGGTTCCCCAATATCCATGCTTTCAAGCGCAGTAAGCGCTGCGGTACGAGTAGCGTAATTACGAATGGTCATTTGAATGACTCCATATCAAAGGCGCGGGTAAAAGCCTCCCGCGAGTGGCTGCTGGTGGCTGAAGATAATGCCTGGCGCAAGTGTTGCTCATCGTATCCGTCATTTATGAACACCACGATCTTACTTTCAAGCCGCTGCTTGGCTTCGGACAGTTTGGCGTCTTTGTTATTACGCATGAAGCGCTGCATGTAATCACAAATTATCCGTAGCGGTGTCGTAATGTCAGTGTTAGCACCAGTATTCATTCCACCACTAAAAGCTTTCTGTTCAGGAGTACGAGCTAAATCTGTAAAAGAGTCGCGGTGTATCTCTACCCCATACACTTTCACGATCCGGTTGAACGTGTGACGGATCGCATAGTCGATCACCTCTTTCAGCCTCGCGCCGGTGTGTTCACGGCGAAAACCTTTGATATCGCTTCGTAGAATTGCCAGATCTGTATCCACTTTGTCATTGAGGCTCAGCGCCTCGATGTGGTCGCGTTCTATCATGAGTTCTTGTGTTGCGACATCGGCATTGCTATATGCCCACTGCTCGGCATATGCCATCGCTTGCTCTGCTGTGAGAGATTCCATTTCACGAACAAAAGTGATTTCCTCATCCATTTTTAACGCTTCGTCATAAGCGTATTCGAGTTCAATTAAACGACCTATTTCGTCGGCGTTATCCCATGCGTCGTGCATCATTTGCGCATCCATTGTTAAAGCTTCTGAGTGGGCAGCATCAATTTCATCAGAGGAAACTACCGGCGCAACAGCAAAGGCTACATAAATCTGATCATCGCTCATATCTTCCAGCTCGTGTTTACGCGCTTCGGTCGGTTTAACGCGGTCGTTGAAGAAACCAGAAAACAGCTCGTTGTGGTGTGCATCGCGAGCCGCTTGCAAGTGTGCAGGACGCGGCGGGCAGTCGTTTAAAATTTCGCGTACTTTAACGCGGGCGTCGTATTCCCCCATCAAGTCAGTCGCCGGGATAACATCCCCGATTTTCGGCAACGTGGTAACGACCGCTTTCATGTGCAGCTTAGAACCGCAGTAAACGACATCACCTGGGTGGAAAAGGTTATCGACGCCTACCGAGCCTTTAATGGTGATTTCGAACTCAGCCGGGGCAACTGGCTTAGTCATGAACTCTTTAACGCCAGCTTTAGCTTCTTTGTATGCCGCTTTGAACTGGTCAACGTCACTCAGGTCGATCCACCAGCCACAACCGAAACCATCGTCGTAGCATGGGCAACCGTCATTACTCCAACCGGCAGCCGTAAGCATGTCATCCATTGCTTCCAGGATGGTCGCAGGTGCGTTCTCGATAGTGAAATGGTGTTTGCGGCCGCGCAGGTCAGGGTTTGCGGTAGTTGTAGCGTTGCGAATCAGTTTCATCGTCTTTTCCTCAATTTATCGTGGCGCAGTCGTCAATGAGTAAATATTTACTCATTTGGAAAGTGAGATCAAGAGACAAGAGTAAATATTTACTCTAAATTAATGAGAGGATATGATGTGCACCACCAAAGACAGCAGGAAATCAGCATGAAAGTGAACTATGTGAGGAAAGGCACCGGCACACGCACAACGATAGTTATACCCGATCATCTATGCCAGCTATGGTTAGCAACCACGCCTTCTGATGCAGTAAAACGCGATACGCAGCGCATTAAAGAGCGCCTGGAGCTGTTGGATGTACCCAGCGAAGGCGAACCATTCCAGCGCTTAGCTGAGTCTGCGCTGGTGGCTGATATTGAGGCATACCAGGCCCGTTTGCTTGCCTCCGGCGAGCAGATGAAGGTCCGTGTTATTGATGCCCTGTTAGCGTGGCTACAGGGAGCCGTGGAGCCGACCGCCAGCGTGAATGATGTGTTTAAGGCGATTGAGCAATTTAAGTCTATTCCGTGGGAAATTGAGGAATCATTCGAAAGCTTGGAGAAACAGCGCTATCAATGTTGACCACATAAATTAAATGTCCCAGCATAGATTTCAAAACCGTATCGAGTGAGTAATAAGAATGACAAAGGATAAAGGAACGCCGCTGCAAGGAGAAATCCAGGCGCTGATAGAAAACGGTCTCGATTTCCTCAATAAAGCGCGTAAAGAGCTGGAGGGTAAGCAATATAAACACTCAATCGTAAACTTCTGGACAGCGGTTGAGATCATGCTGAAAGTCCCTTTGGTTTACGAGCATTGGACTCTGGTTTGTAGCAAAAAAAATAAACCTAAAAAACAGGACTATCTTGATGGTGATTTTCAGTCTGTCACTTACGACGAAACACGGGATCTGTTTCGTTATGTGTTAGAAAAACCTATCAGTAAAGAGACACATGAAGCCTTTGATAAAGTCCGGAAACATCGTAATCGCGTCGTGCATTTTTACCATTCATCATTCACTGCTGCGGATTTGGATACAATTTTGAAAGAACAGGCGGATGCCTGGTTTGCGCTAAATCGCCTGATGAGGGATGAATGGCAATATATATTTGGGGACAACCACAAACACATTCTTGCTTCCGGTGAGACTCGTCTTCTGCAGGGGAGCAAGTTTTACTCCACAGCACGACTAAAACAGGTTGAGCCTGAGCTGAGAAAGCGGGAAAAGGAAGGTGCCGACATTCGGCGTTGTCCTGATTGTGGCCAGAACGCGGTTGTTAGCGAACCCATTCACACTGGCAATAGGCCGATCCCTGAACTTACAGTTGGTCGATGCTTCGTCTGTGAAAGTATTAACCGCGAAGTTCGTCTGCACTGCCTAGGTTGCGGAGAGCTAATCACATGTGACGAAGGTGACATGAGTATTGAATGTAATTCCTGCAAAAGTATGTTTGATCGGTACGAACTACTCGGTGATCATTTATTTCAAAATGATGTTGAGGATGAATATTTACCGGCAGGTTGTACTAATTGTATGAGCGCTGATTCGGTAGCTAAGTTTGGTGATGGATATCTGTGTACACGATGTCTGAATTTTTATAATCAAATGGCTATTTGTAACTTCTGTGATCATATGAGTGACGATGTTTCGGAATTCAGCCATCTCAAAGGATGTGATTTCTGTGAAGGTGACCAGCGATATCTTGATGATTAGAAATTGCTAAACGGGGGCCTACTGGCCTCCTAGCGGCATTTTGGACACCGGTTGTCGCAGAAATACGGAAAGCTGTTATCCAGCTCGTCCACCCAGCGCTTGTGATCGTAACAGTAGAAAACCTCCCACGGCAGACCATACTCAAACATCCATTCTTGGACCTGCGCTGTCATCGGTATTGGCGGGATCGTGCTCTGGTTGGTGCTGTAGCAATTTAAGCGTTCTTCTGCCTCACGCAGCTGGCGCTCAAGGCTCGCTATTTGTTGGCGCATTAGCCGCCGTTCTCTCAGCATTTTGAAGTAAATGCTCTCATCAGTAACCGCCATCTTCCCCCCTACATCCCGGACACGTCCCGTAGGTATCGTGCGGGAAGCTACTACACAACTCATCAAGCCAGCGTTCGTGCTCATAGCACCAAAAAACCTCCCACGGAACCCTGTGCTTTTTCATCAGAGCCATCAGGTTTGTCGGCATATCTGCCGGTTGGCATTCTTCAGGAAGCAGTTGCCCGGACAGCTGCATTTCCATGCGCTGCAGCTGGCGCACAAGTTCTGCATTATCCCTTTCCAGTTGCTCACATTTGGCCTGGAGTTCAGCTTTAGTTGGCATAATTCCCCTAAATTACGGGAAGCTCATCAGTCACAGCATTTAATGCGGAGTTGATGAGGAATGTAACGACTCCCATGACCGTTACATCATCAAGAGCATCCCCTTCAATGGCTTCGCCGTCGTCGGTTATCAACGCTTTCCCCATTACACGTGCAAAGTGAGTACGACCGCAGAATGAGATCAGCACCAGGTTGCTCTGTTTTGGCTTAAATGAGCGGTTAACAACGGCGTAGCCGGTCGATGTTTGTATGGTCAAACAGTTCGCATCGTTATGGCAAATATCGTCTACGGTAAGACGCCGTTCGACATAATCGTTTGCTGGTGATGGAAAGCCCACGGGAATACCTCGCGCAATAATACTGGTTATGCGTACAGTATTATTGCGCAGGGGCATGGTGTCAATTCCGGTCACATACGATATTTCTTGGTTATGTGCTCCATAGTACGATCAATGACATGTACAAGGCATTTTGCGTCCTGTGTATCAGCCAGCTGAGGGTTGCCGTTCTTTACCTCATACTGAAGCGGTGCTTTGACAATGTTCAGTACATCGAGCGCGCGCTGCGGATCATCCTCATGAATCATCAGCTCCGCCAGCTCCAGCTGTTGCGCAGCGATCAGGTCGGTAATTTCCTGCTGGTGGCCCACCAGCATTTGCTGCAGCCGGTGCGCATGACGTGCCAGCAATTCTTCACGCTTACTCATCTTATTTATCCTCCCCACAACCTACTTTCTGAGGCTCCGCCAGAAAAGCAAGGCACAAACTGGCCCAGGTATCTTTAGCGTAATCTGATGCCTCGATATCTTTGCGTGAAGTAACTCGCCATTGTCCATTCTCGTTCAACCGTCGGTATATTTTGGTACCGACATTTTCGATCTCAGGTACGTGTCTAAGGCAAAGACGACGTTGTAGTATCGCCTCCCCTGCAGCTATGTTGACGTAGGCCCATGGATTAAAATAACGCGTTGAATACAACCCACCGGCTTCTGGTCTTGCCATAGATACGCGCTGCGGTTTCACTCCTGACCTCTCCAGTGCCTCAGCCAAATGTCTGCCCAGCCCCTCTTCAGCAATAACAACATGCCAGACATTTTGTTTAATCCGGGACAGTACCTCTTCTTCGGTTAGATGCTCACCAATATCAACCACAATAAAGCGTCTTTCGTTCATTTCTCCAGATATGCGGAAAAGAGAAAAATTGATACCTGAAAGGCGACTGCTATAACTACAGCAAGCTACCAGCTGTGAAGTAGCCCATTCAAAATTGACCACGGATGTATTGCTCTGCTTTGCCTCGTTAAGTTCAGTTTCGGTGTATAACGGCACCCTTAAAGTATTTAACCCGGACGGAACTATTCCACGCTTTAGCAATGTGCTACTTAATTTTGCTCTCAGTTGCTGTGTATTCTGGTATTTAATTGCTGTATCAAATAGAGCGTTTACCAGGTCCCGATAAAGATGCGGTGGTAACGGGTATAAGTCTAAGTTAGGCATTGATATTCACCTTAATTGCAAACACCTTCACCGGCTCGGCACCAAAGTGAGGATGAGTTATTGTCTCGATGTCATAGCCGTCATACGGAACAACTATGCGCCGATCCGCGTCGTCTTTGCGTGGATAGCCCCTAGTAATAATCAGGCGGTCATATGAGCGTCCAACCAGCCGCTTAGTCCAATAGTCAGTAAACAAACGGTACTCTTTGGGTTTTTCTCCACGCTTCATAGCGTCAAAATATTCGCCGTTCACCGCCAGGTGGAGATCAGCCATTCTTTTTATACCGGTTGTATGCACCACGTACTAGGTGAATAACTTTTTCTACTACAATCCAGAGAAGCAGAATTGGAATGAGCACAAACCAAAACAAAGCGAATAATAGCGCTTCTTTTGGATTCCTTTCTAGGCCACATTCCTCATCCTGTTTTAGCGAATAGAAATACATGCCAATAAATCCCAGAAAATAAATAACCAGAATAGATAAATAAACGTGAATATTCATTTCCCCTCCGAAGTAATGGCGCTTGCACATTTATCACACCAAAAATAGGCCCAACCATTAAAGTTCAAGCGGTAAGAATCACCATGGCATCGAGGGCATTGAACCAAAACACCACCAGCAACAATGGCTTCGCGAGATGGGGAATCAATGTTTGTAGACTCACGTATGCTGCGTTTGTTTATCTCATCTGGCGATGCCGCTCTCCAAAGCATATGGGGGTCGGATAATAATACTTCTTTATCTCGCGCCAGTGTCTTACAACGGTCCACCAGCGATTGTGCAGTGACAGTTAGAGAGCGGATTTCTCCCGGGGCATCATTGCCAGATATAATAACGGCCAGGCGCTTTAGCATCCTGCGATCTTCACTTTCAGGCGTTGGCTGAGGCTGGCTTTTATTCAGTGAATATTCAGCCAATTTAGCATTCACATCTAGCTCTTCTTTGAGCATATTGAGATGCGTTTCTTCCACACTGAATTTAGGTACAGAGCGAAGCTCACCGCATATCATACGGTGCTCATAATCAATGATTTCAGGAGATTGTTCTACCGGCGCTGGCGTGCTGGTGTAGAGCGGAGCGATATTTCTTTCTAGGTCGGTAATTACGCTCCATATTGGAATAGATTCAACACCCTGCATAGCCATGCTTCGGTAGCGGTCCGCATAAGCTAATACAGGATTTTCCCGTGTATCGGTGCCCAGCGCTGCCAGTGCGATTTTATTAATTTCCGCATCAAGCCGCGCAGTGTGCGACTTCGGGTGTATTGCCGCCAAATGAATGACCGCTTTTACGCGCTCAATTAACTGCTCTTTGGTAAATGTGGTCATGGCTGAGAATCCTCAATTACTAAATACTTTATGTTCCGCTTAAGTGCGCGCCGTGCCTCACCAGCTTCAATTAGTTCCGACACTAACCTTCGAAGGTTTTCCGCCTCTTCTGGTTGTTTTTCAGTAGCCTGTGCAATTCCTTTTTTTAAACAGTCCATCCGATAATCTAAGGCGTTCAAAATATCTATCGACGGCAACTGGATGCCAGGAACGGCCTGATTGGTGTCTTTATTCACAGGGGATAGTTCCATTTCGTTGGCTCTGTTCTGGTTCATGCCCGGTACTCTTGGTGGTGAATTCGGACGAGTGACTTTACCTGGCGTCGGGTTTGGTTCTTTTCTGCTCATTGTTCTGGCTCACCCTGCCCATTCATTGCTTTCGCTACCGGTGCGGCATAAAGCTCGCTAACTCTCTCCCACTGATTAAACTTTCTGGTGAATTGAATTTGACCAAAAGGAATGCCGCCATTGTGTGATGTGATATTTGTGACAATCGCTATTGGTTCGCTACTATCTTTACGGCGTTCCTGTAGCTCGCTTGCGGCTGCGCCACATAACATAAGCAGGTCAGCCATATTTTCTGCCTCTTTCTCCGGTCGCTGGCGGTAAAACGATAAGGCGCTCATGATCCTTAATTGCAGCATGACGACCTGCTCGTCGGTTAATTCGCTATTGTTCATACATTCCACTCCTTACCGCATGACCGGCAGGTAATTACACCGTCCTCATTATCTAGTGCACCATGACCGCACTTATTTCTCTCAGCATCGAGTGAGGCCAGCGCTATACGCGCCAGCTCTTCCGCTTCTTCTGCTGGCAGCACAATGTTGCTACCAGGTCCGTATGTTTCGCGCCAAGATTGAATTTTTAGAAGACGTTCTCTGGTAATCGTTGTCATGAATTACCCCTCAACCTTCCTCAATCGGCTTAATGCTGTCCAACTTCAGACGACGCTTCGTATGCGGTGCACCGATGCGGCGACCAGTAAATTTGTCGTATGTTTCTCTGGGACCAGCGCACCAGGTTGTTGCTGTCTCACGCAATTTGATGCGCTTATTTCCGTCTTTGGTGACGACTTCACCGGTGTGGGTTTTTGGTTGGCTCATTAGGCCTCCTGTCGTAGCTGGGTGGCGAACGTATGCAGCAGGTGTTTTACAACACCGGTTGAGGCGATGGTGTCTATGCTCAGAACTTCTTGGATAGCCATCTCAACGCCCTGAGCTTTGATAGCCCTAATGGCAGAATTCAGCGCCGGTGTTTTTCGGTTTTGGATCAGAGTGGAGAACGCGAGCTGCAGGCCCACGTCAGGTAAGGCGGTACTCTTCAGAGCATCAAGAGCAAGCAGCATCGCGACGGAGTTATGTTGCGGAACATGCTTTAGCGCTGCACCTTCAACCACCAGCTGCTTGAGGTGCTCTTGCAAATCAACACCGTCAGGACAACCAGAATTGGTTTTGGCTTCGCGTATGGTGTTTAACGCCGCGTCTAACTGGCCATGAACATTGGATCGCACCCATAGGCATTCTGGGCCGTCTTCACTTTCATATATTGCGGCGATAAACCATCCATCGCCGCCAGGCGCTTCCGGTTCCCAGGTCGTAAAGGATGCTGTCGAAGCATATTCGCGCGCAGCGGCCGTATCCGGTTCCTGGTCAAATTGACTGATGGCATATTCAAGCCCGTGAGCGGTTAACCAGTTTTCTAACTCCGGGTAGCTGATCCATTCGCGACCAGCGCAAAAAGCTGTGTAGGCTGGATGATAGTAAGAGCCGTCGTTATTACGAACCACCAGCTCGGGAAACATGGCCATCAGTTTTGGAGCGTTCACAATGACACCCTCCGCTGCTGCACGCGGCCCAGTAATGAGTTCAATAAAGCCTGGTTAGGGCTACCAAAAACAGCCGTGTTCTCAAGAAGCTGGTAGTGATTGCAACCATTGATTCGCTTACTTTCGACAACTCTTGCCACAACCATTTTTCTCAGCTTCGTACGGACACCGTTAATCGTGGCGCCAATATGTTTTTGAACATCAATGACCGTGGCGCCAGGGTTGGCTGACAGGAAGCTAACTACTTCATCATCATCTATAAACTTTCGTGACATAGTTTTCACCTTATGAATTGGCCGTAGTCAGAGCCTGAGCGACAGTTACCCCACCCAGGTTGTGCAGAATGGTTTTGAACAGCACGCTTTTATGGCCCTGCTCATTCATTCCGACCGCCTTCAGCAGCTCCACCAGCTTGATTTCACTTAATGGGCGGGTTAGTTCGTATCCGCCACCAGGTCCGCGCGTTGAGCGAACCATTCCGCCCCTACGCAGCGCCGCGGCCAGATGCTCTAATGAGCTGAGGGATATACCTTTTTGCTCTGCTACCGTACCGAGCGATATTCGGCCTTCCGAAATTGATGCCAATAGCTCCATCGCTACACTGTGTTTGTCTGAAATATTCATACTGTTCCCTACTCAGCTATTAAATCGCGCCGGTGTTTATGCGGCGTACTATAGAAATCAATTCAAAATACTAATTGTGTGCTTATTTATTGAGAGCTGAAAAAATATTGCGCGCGACAGCTTCCCACGTAAAACCTGCAACCTTTTCAGCATTTGCTTTGCGATCAACAGCGACCAGCACTTTGGCCCAGTCGATTTTTGAAGTTATGACCTGGTGGTTCACCAACTCCAGGCGGTCAGGAGCAATGCAACGATCGGGAGTTAGTACCAGTGCGCCGCACATCGAGGCTTCCAGGACTGTGAGGCCCAGGCTTTCCGGATGCGTTACGATAAAAATATCTGCCTGGCGCAGTTCGGCGGCGAACTCGGTAGCTGGTACTCCATTGCGACGATATGGCTTCAGATTAATGTTCTCCGGATCAACGTCAGTTAAGCCATCATCCGTTAGCGTTCTGGCCACAAATGATATGCCCATGGCTGAGAGCTGGCGGAGATTCATCATAATGGTCAGTGAATGGTCAAAACCGGAAACATCGAACGCAGCATGATCGATGAAGACACGCAACTGGCCGTGTTCTTTCTTTTCTGGGTAAAAGAGAGAGCTATCAGCTGCCCAGCCGACATATTTGTTATAGCGCTGGTGGCGATCCAAACGATGCTTATCGCCTTGGAATTTCCAGGTGTCGTCACGAACGGTGAACGTTAAATCCACCGGCGCGCTGTCCAGTAGAGATCCGTCATAGATCTGAGTTACTGGCACACCTGCAAGATTGCGTAAGCGTTCCCCGATAGTAAGCGGTATCCGTGTAAAATCTCGTACTCCAGGCGACAGAATGGCCGCTGGGGTAGTGCTTTTAACCAGACTGATAACGCTATCAGCAAAAGCTATCGGGTCTTCATCAGGCGTATACCCGTGGTGAAATACCAGCTCGACACCAAGCGATTGAAAGGCTGAGCATAGATGATACATCCACATGTCGCTGTAGCATTTCACATCTTCCAGGGAATTCTTCTGCGTTCCAATGATGAGCAGTTTCACTATTCACCCCGGGCAGCTTTAAAAGCAGCTTGCATCAGGTCATACAAGTCGCAGCCATTATTTTCCTGGTACAACTTCTCCCAGTTATCCCAGTGACGAGCAACGGCCATCCATTCCGGTCCACAGTCGTTCATTTTATAAATAATCCCCTTAAATTCAGGGACAGCCTCGACCATTTTCAGACATCGACCAAAATCATCCGGGTCCCTTGGGTAATTAGGTTCTGGTTGACGTCTTCCCCACCAGTGACCAAAACCCCCGCCACTTAGAATCCAGGCCATGTAAAGGCTGCTGCTACCGGTTTCGTCACAGTTTAACCACGCCTCAAGCCCCATCTTTGCAGACGCCGGTACATAAGGGCGGCCAAATTCAGCGACAATAATATTTGCGGCTTCGATTATCTTGTTGAAGCGATGATCAACGGCAATACCTGGGTGTTGACGGCTCAGTTCATTAGTAATAGCGGTAATCAGATTAATTTGGTTTATCTGATAACTCTTCATAAAGATGTGCTCCTTCGAATGGCCAGAAATTTATTGATGGCCGGGGTTAGTAACTTCTGAAGCGCGGGAGTATTCCTCTCTGGGCATTGAGATGCCCTCACCTTTTCCATGTATTCTTTCCCGGCTTCGACATCACATTCACTTACGTTGATGTTTTCAGAGCCAACGAGCCAGGACGCAGATCGTTTACCTCCGGGGAAATTGAAATAAACCCGATGGCCTTCATCCCATTCCTTATAGGCATGGACATTAGTGATGCCGGGAAACCGGGTTAGTGCGATCTGTTTAACCTCAGCTAATTTTTCCGCTGCTTCTACACGTTCCTGTCTCCAGCGTTCTTCCTGGGCCTGATGGTTTTGCTGGCACTCTTTATCGCAAAAGATGCTTTGGCCGTCCCAAACACGTTCCTTATGGCCTTCAGCGCTGACCATAGAGCTGCAATATGTGCACTCTTGCCACCAGCCGAACTCTTCAATAAGAACTTTCATCGGGACCTTGTGCTCACCAGCGTATTTGTCCAACTCTGGCATCCTGCGACAGGATGTAACCTGGCCGAATTCAATGCCGAGCTCATTAGCCCCGTTACGACGTGCAACAACATTGCTGCGAGCGAATACCACACATCCGTACTCATCGCCCTGCACGCTGTACGCGAGCAGTGGCTTTTCATCCTCGTGAGAGTTTGTATCCATAACATCACCATAAATTAGTATTATCTGTAATGATACATGCAGAGTTAACTCGGTATCCATGGTAATTTTTGCGGGAAATGATATTTTTTTTGAGTGCTTATCGCAGATCAATATTGACGAGGGGCAAACAGTGAAGTGATAGAGGCAATGTTGCTGGCCATGCCATAAGGATATACAAAAAACATACTTAGTACATCCTTTGGGAATCTATTGTATGCCTTATGTAATCCCATAAAAAAGCCCATCACAAAGGATGGGCAAAGACTACACACAGCAATTCAATGTCGTTGCAGCGCTGGGACTCGAACCCAGATAACGTCCGGCCGGACCGCATGAGATACCCCAGGTTATGATCCTTGGGTAGAGCTCAACTCCCCCTTCAGGGGGCGCTCTGTTCCAATTAAGCTACACCACAACTGGAAGCGCACTTCCAAGTAACAAACCTTCCCCAAAGTTAATAAAAAGGAGTGCGCTTTCATGTTGTGTGCCGGTTACGGTTCCGGCCAGGCCTCTTCCTCAACGGGGTGTTCTCCATACGGATTACCGTTTATTGGTCGTTCCTGCGGTTATATTGTGGTGGCCCCTGCCGGATTTGAACCGGCGACCTATCGATTATGAGTCGACAGCTCTAACCACTGAGCTAAAGGGCCAAAAGTGCCGGAGCTTATCCCGGCGCGGCCACTCAGGCGATTGGTCTACCTGGCCGCTGGCGTCTTCTCATGGATGACAACTAACCCAACCAAACTTGCGTCACGTTTGCACCGTGAAAGCGCTACAAGGACTGCCGACCTTTTCGCGCCAGCGCTTCGACCATACCCAGACAAAGATCTGCACCAGGCCGGTACTCAGCGCTTAACCCCTCTTCAACAGACTTTTTAAGCTCTGCCAGAAGTTTATCCATACCATCAGCTTCAAATTGACGAATGGCTTTGGTAGTGGTGGTCGCATGGTTACAACCGCGCACTGCCAAAGACAGCCGTTCCTTAATAACCTCCGCACGATCTTCCTTACCGTGCACAATATTCATCACAACTTCAAACAGGGCGAGTAATCCCGCCCCTTCTGCTGCGAGCTCATTACGCTGGCGAACGAGCTCATCAATACTTTTATGCACACGCGCCAGCGTATCTTCGATTTGGTTTTTACTAATCATTTCCTGCTCTGCGGGCTTCAACGATAGCAACCTTCTTAAGGGTGCTGAGGCGGTTTACTTCGCTTTTAGCCGGTTTATGCGGATAGTAAATAAAATTGTCTTTATGAATCCGCTCATCAAAGAAACGAATACGAAAACGCTCACCATCACGCCAGGTCAGACGCGGAACAAGGGTTTCGTCAGAGGGGTAATTCACATCGCCGCGTTCAGTGAAAGAACAATACTCATCAGTGATTCGGCGGGAGTTTATGCCATCGCTTTCAAATAGATGTACGCGGCATTTATTGGTATCAGACTGGTAATGCGCATAGTGCTCAGCAAATTGCTCTTGGGTCGGACGATCCTGGTAGTGAACATAATACGCTTCCATATCTCCATAACGGTCGAATGGCTCAACGCTGATGCGCCATGGATAACCTTCCATCCAGTACTTGCTTTTCGACTTAATGAAGTTTTGAACCTTACGCAACGGGACTTCGATACCTGGAATACTGATTTCTTCAATGGATGGCATCGCGGCAATTTTCACCGGTTCTGATGATGCCTTAGCAACCGGCGTTGCTGGTGTATTAGTTGCGGGTAATTCAGGTGTTACTACGGCCGGTGCGGCTTCGATTGCTACTGCGGGTTGCTCTTCTGGTGCTGTTTGCGCTCCCGCCTTATTAACCATTGTCCAGAGCGTGAGGAACTGGAAGCCCTCTTCGGATGTGAGCGTTTTGTTCGTCATAATCGCGAACATGTTCACTGCACGTTCCATTACATCCAGGGTTGGAGCCTCAAGTTCTGGGGCATACATCTGCTGAGCCATCATATGAATATCCTTCGGTTAATCTTTGTTTTATGCGTCGTTGACTTTAACGCAACGAAAACCAACAGACAATACTAATTGATTGGTTATTTCATTGAAGAATGCCTGCATTTATTCAGCAGGCAATCAAGTTATCGGCTTATTGAAGACCTTGTGGAGGGAAAGAAACGTTTAGTTTGCCGTTCTCTTTTTCCCATTCATCCACCAGCTTACGGCACACTTTATGCAACATGGCCGCAGATTTACTGCCGATCCCCTTAACCTTCGCCAGTTCAGGCTCGCTAAACATCAGAACATGCCGCAGATTCTGGAACGGGGTGTCATGGTTATGGAGCGCTTTCAAGACGGCGGCCGGGATGCCTTCAACATCTTCCAGGCTGACACTGTTAGCCCAATCAACACGCTTCAGTAAGTGTGGGTGAGTGGTAGCCATATCATCCCTGTACATCTCCTGCAGGTCTTCGTACATACCTTCTGGCCATACGTCAGCCACCAGCGGATCAATTCGATATTCCGGGCGCAGCCATTCGTTTAGATGCACTGTCGCGCCAATACCAAGCGTGCAGAGTATGTTATAGGTAAAATCCAACGTGTTCACATAGCGCGGGTAGTCTTCGGGGTCCTGGTGAATCAGGCTGCCGCGGAAGAAACGATGCATAGTGAAGCGGATCGGCTGGCCATCAGCTTTTTTAGTGTCATAGCAATATTCCGCCGCCTTACCGTTAGCTCTCTGCATTCTCCGCTGCAGCTCTTCGATTTCATTACGTGCAGATTCAAGGCCAGCCATAAGTACCGAGTTGTTTTTGGACAACTCTGAATTGGTAATGCGCTGCTGGTTCAGTTTCTGACTCGTACTCTTCAGGGTCTCACGTGTCTCTCGAAGCTCTTTTTTAGCTTCGGCATTTTTCTTTTTGAGCTTATCCGGTTCCATAATTTCGAGCTCTCTGAGACGGCTCGAAATACGCTTTTCACGCAGGGCATAAGTTTCAACCTGCGACCGTAGCTCTGTAATTTTATTTTTCAGAAGTTCGTCAGCATGCTCCAGCTGCTGAATCCGAACGACATGATTCTCTACAGCAGTGTCTACTGCTTCCTGAATTTCCTTATCGAGATTTTCGGCACGTCCTGCGAGGATCTCGTTTTGCTCACGCAATGCGTCGTTATCCAACTGCAGCAGCTTTTGGGCCTCAAGACGCGACTGGGCAAGCTCAAGCGCTTCGTTGTATTGGTCAATGTCGTCACCGGCTGCGTCGGCAATTTCCTGAGCCAGCATACGAAGACTGTCGATACAGTTCTGGATGTAACGGGTAGACATATCGTCGCCCTTTACGCGCTTTATGGCGTAATCGAGCTGGACAATGCTACTTGTGAAGCCCTCATTGATCAGATCAATCAGGTTAGGCGCTTCCTCTTTGATATCGGTATTTACGGACATGGCAATTCCTCGTTAAGACAAGCTTTCGGCTTCTTTTACTGTCATTCGGCCCAGATGAGACGCTGACAGGAGCGGTGTATTAGGGGGAAAGTTCTCTTGCTGGGCAGCGACAGCTATCTCCATGGGTGTTAACCGGCGTTTCTTTCTTTTGCTCTGGTAGATGATGGATTGGAACCCTTTATCTGTGTAAAAACAGAGGGACCAGAAGTGATAGCGGCGTTGGAATAATTGAAACATGCTAAACCCTACAGACCATACTAATTGATTAATGATGATAACGAAAAATTAGTATGGTTTGTAATGTTATTTGCCTATTTTATTAGATTTATGCCCGGGTTATTTATGATGAAGGTGAGGAATAGTACAGAAATGGCGGTAACCAGGACTCACCGCAATCATACGGCCGGGGCTGGCCATGGAACACTACAACACCCGCGGTCGCCGGAAGAGAGCCGTTGCCACGAGAATAACGCTCGGTAGCCCACTTACTCTCACCAAATTTTGCAATATCTGCTTTGTAGCTTACAAACAGTTCAGGGTAGAGATCCTGCCAGCGTCGGCAATCACCAATAACACCCCGGATAAACCCCTGATCCCCCCATTTTGACGTCACTGTACACTCTGCAACATGCCGAGCGGAGTCATTCCAGAAAGTATTCCAGAGCCTCGCTTTTACGTTGTTAGGGATATACATGACAGAACTCATCAGGTATTCGGGGTGATAGAAATCAGTGAGCATCACCATGGTGTTGCCGGTAGTCTTCAGCAGTTTGCTAATATTGCCGACGATGACTGTATCGAGGTCAAAATAGAGCAGATCGTCAGTAATATCAGGGCGGAAGAGATCTATCTTCGCCCACCAGCCGTGCATACCGCGATAAGAGTTACTCAGTGGGACACACTCCACACGGTCCATAACAAACGGAGTATCGGTGAAACAGATAATTTTGTAGCCGGTCGGCAGCTGCGCTACCAGAGTTTTAACGTGATCGACGGTATAGTCACCACCGGAACGCAGCACCAGGGCTATCGTTAAGCGTTTTTTAGCCATTGTTTTAAGCTCATTTGTGGGATGGAATTCAGTTTCCCGCACGAGACAACGTTTATCTGCGGGAGAGCGGAGCGGAACAGTAACGGGAGATGAGATAAGTTATTCGGAATCCCTCCGCTATGTACCCGCGGTTCCTGTGTGGCATCAACGCCAACAAGAGCGACGTTTTTAAACCCCAGGTGATACGCCAGACCGAGCGCCCCCCAGGCTGAGTTACCGTTGTGGATCTTGGTCTCATCCTCAGAGAGGGTTTTCTTGGCTGACCACCGCCATAACCACCATTCGGGGCTGCCTTTAATACGCGGCTCAGGTCCCTGCTCCCCTACCCGCTCAAACGAATGAACGTGGTTGGTTACCGGCGCACCAGCTGAGCAATAGTGCACGTTACGACGTCGAATGCGCAGCCGACGTATGTTGTCGCGTGATGGGTCTAACGTGAAGAAATACGAGGCACGTGACAGCCAATCAATAGCGCCATTAACCGCAATAATTGGTACGCCGCGTGGTGGAACAAAACCAGCCGCTGAAGGGCCGGAAGCCACGATGATCACCCGATCACCGCCTCGAGGCTTTTTATAGGAAAGCATGTAAGTTCAGTTCTCCGGGAACAGTTGATTATGTCGATATGCGATAGCTCTTCCCGCACACCGGCGAATTCGCGGTGCCACTTCTTAACACTGAGTTGAGATGGATTACGTAAATTGCCGGTATGGCGCCCGTGAAAATGGACACCCCGGCGTATAGAGCAGTCATATCCGATCAGGTAGATATGTTTTGCTCCAAGACTGGCGGCAAACTGAATGGCCATTGAACCAGAATTGAATTCAACCTCTGGCGCGCCAAAGCGCTGGTATTCGATACCGTAGAGAACGCTTGCCGACCGGGAAGCAGTGCAGCGCCTGATATTCTCAGGAACGCTTTTTCCATAACGACGCCACCAGTCTTCATCCCCAGCAAACAATGCATACGGCTGTCTGAACATGCTGTATGCGTTGTTAACTGCAACAACTGGGTATCCCCGTTCTTCTATTCGTTCGCAATCCACTTTTTTCAACGATGGTCCTGAAGCGACACAAAAAACTTCATTAAACAACGTGAGCTCCGTGAAGATCAGGAGGATTGTTTTTCACCACCAGCATCGATGGAGATATTCGCTGCAGAGATCTCGATATGTGTCGGGGTCCTGATTTGTACCGGCTTGTCAGACACCACACTTACACGGCCATCGCCGAAAATGGTGATGCTACTGCCGTTTGCTTCTACGTGAAGAGCTTCACGCTCAGGCACGCGAACGGTGATTACTTCAATCTCTTCCGGGATATCGAGAACAGGATCTTGAGTCATTAGAACCTCATTAGCAGTGATAGCGGTGCGGTTTACAGCCGCACCGGTTGGATTAATGAGGGAATTAAAACATAAGTTAACTCATAAAAATACTAAACATGCGCTTAGTTTTACTCTGTCGAAATTGACTGCCCCGGCTCCAGCAACCAGTACCTCAACGTCATCTTCACCATCATTTCCCAGCCAACAACGATCTCATAGCAATACCCCTGCTCTCTCAATCGCTGTTGCCACTCCAGTTGTTCTGGTGTTGGTTTCCCTTTGCCAAACTTCAACTCAAGACGAAGGCCATGATATACACCGCGGGCGGCATCGAGCGTGGCGTCAGGATAGCCTTTCTTCTGGCCCTCGGCCTTCATGTCAAAACCTACCTTATCCGAACGCGCACCACCATTAGGCGTAGCGTGCAGGAGATCGTAAATTTCGCGATGTTTCCGATGCATAAAATCGAAGTAACGCACCTGGTCCCAGTGCTCATAGTTACCCTTGAGTAGCTCGGGCTTGTTCGCCAGCTGCGTCAGCGCTTTTGCATGAACTGACGGAGCAAGATCTTGCTCTAACCGGGCAATCACTGAAGCCATCTTACCCTTTGGTACACTGATAATATCGGGTATACCGTCAGAACGCTTTTTCCCTGACTTCTTCAGGCGGCCATTCTTATCCCGACCGGTGGACTCCAGCCAGCGCTCATCAAATCGAAGCACAACTTTTCTCCAGTATGTGAATGTTTCTAATAATATTACTCGCTGCATACATATAGTACTAAATAATCGGTAAGTGCAGTACATAGGCAAGATCATAACTTGACAATTACTATGTAAATCTATTGCCATAACCACATGAAATTTATAAGTTAATGGTATCGTGCCTATATGTTTACCCAGGATATCACAATGAAAAAACAGCCAACAGACATAAAAAAAAGTGAAGAAAACGAAAGTTCAGATGTTACAGATAACCAGGATGAACGACGCATTAGTGATGAATTACGTAAACAGTTGGAAGCATCTGATCCCCAAGGGGCATTGAGTAAAACACTTGGAGAATACCATCGACAAAATAGCTTGAGCGCAATAGTACGCAAACACTCAGAAGAGTTACACAAAACCCAAACTGAGAAATACGAGCGCATGCGTAAAGAGCTCATTGAAATGCAGAAACAAGGAAGTTTTGGCGCACTGTATAGACAAATTGAGAATATCCAGAAACAAGCAGGGCTTGGCGGTTCATTGCATAAACAAATGGAAGAGATCCAGAAAAAAGCTGGTTTTGGTGGACTACTGGAAGGTATTCACAAACAGGCTGGTTTAGGTGGATTATTAGAAGGCATTCAGAAGCATGCTAGTTTTGATGGTTTGTTCCATAAACAAATAGAAGAAATTAGTAAACAAACTAGTCCAGCTTGGTATCTAAGCAACCAAACCAAGAAGATTCTTGAACAAAATAGTTTGGGCAACTTGGTTCGAAAGCAGCTTACTGATATGCAAAAACAATTAATTTTCGGTAGTCAATTGCGAGATATATTTGACGTAGAAAAGAAATTATCAGGTTTATATAGTGCCGGTTCACTGCTGAAAGATATACAAAAACAGGCTGGTCTTTTTGAATCAGTTAATTCTTTAAAACAATTTGAAAATATTTTTAATGCTTACGTTAAGGAGAATAACCCTTCCCTGTCTTACATTATGGAGCTAGGAATATCTTCAGTAGCTAAAGCTTACAACGAAGGTGTTTTAGAGACCAGTGATGAAGCAGCAACAAAATCAGATATTAGTTCAGCCTCCACCGAAAATAACGATTACGCAAAGTTTCTCAATTTATTTAAAGCACTCCCACAACCTATTCAATTAATTATCTACGGAATACTTTCTCATATTTTTTTAGGCGCTTTCATTGATTACGGAAAAGCTAAAGTCTTAGTTGAAATATACAAAGCTGAAACATATATTCAATCCATTTTTGATAAAAAACCAGTTACCAGAACAAATATATTGAAAGAAAACAAAAATATAGACTGGAAATCACTGAATGATTTTAGAATTATTACGGGTGAGAATGTTCGCCTCCGTGAAAAGCCATCAATGAAAAGTGAAGTTATTGAAGTCATTGGAAAAAATACGGTTGTTGCTATTTTGGACAAACGTGGTAGGCAGTGGTTATATGTTCAAGTGCAATCAGGTGATGACCTTATAACAGGCTGGATTACTCGTACTTATACTAAACCAATCAAAGGCTGAAAACTGCTTTAATTTGAAAATAATCCCCATAGTTAGATATGGGGATTATTCATATCGTCAACACTCAATGACTCATTTTTAGCCACTTTATGTTGCATAACCGCAGTCTTACTTCTGAGTGCGGCCATCATTGTCAGACAGTGGGTTTTCACTCAACTCTTTGGATTTCATGATCAACGTCACTACCGCTCGAGCGGTTGGCTTCAATTCTACGGGAATACCTCCAAATCGTTTGTTAAGTACGGCTAACTCGCCGCGGCTTATTAGCTGCAGGTTCTCTGGCTCACAATTTAGTGGATCGTTATCTTTGAAAGTAACGCAATGACCAGTTGCCAGTTTGCCGTTATGTTTTTCCCAGACAACACGCTGTTTCAGTTGCCATTTATTGGGCTCGGCCACTTTGATTTCTATGTACCCATCGCGATTGATTCGCTCAGCACCAACTGGACGGCTGTTAATCGCCGTTTGCCCCTTCTTAAAAGAGCCAGAATTTGCTTTCATCACTCCTTTAGTACCAGCGTTGGCCGGTACATGCCCCTTCTGAAATTGACCGGTTCTACCCGTTTTCAACCCCAACCTTTTGCGGAATGCATGCAGTTCTTTCGGAGTTCTGGCAGTACCAAAACGATTGTTGAACGCTATGGCCAGATTGCCCGCCGGTAGCATGTAATTAACCTTCATCCATGCGCACATCGCTGGTGTATGGACAAACTTCATTTCGATTCCAGCCATTTTTGAACATTTTTAACTCGACCTTCTCCGAGCGCTTTCTGTACCTCAAGAGCAAGTTTGCCGTTCTGAATGATCTGAGTTGCCACGCTGGTTATTGCCTTCGTGCGATTCAGCTCCAGCTGTAGTTTCTCTTCTTTCAAATCCTCTTCGCCTAAGCGCTCAATTTGGGCAAAGAGATGATTATTAAGGTCCTCAAGTGAGTTCTTCATGGCTTTACTCCGCTCAACATAGTGGCACGACAAACATCCCATATCTCCTGCGCACCTATATCACCAACCTCATAGCCATCGCATAAGTCGATTATTTCATCACGTAGGGTTTCAGGGACCTGCTCTGGCAGTACGGAAAGTGGCGGGACCGCGTAGAGGTCATGTGCCCCATCAGGTAATGAGTGTTCTGCATACTCACCGAATCCATCAATGCACATAGAGCCATCTTCAACGATACAGGAAGCCACCGGCCGCGAGTTAAGTGATGCCAGCGCAAAACGAGCCAGCTCACGAATTTCATCACCACCAATATCATCAATTTCATCCCTGCTTGAGATTTGCATTAACCACTGCAGCCGCTCTTTAGCGATACTGATCATTTGCTCTTCTCCCGTTCGTTCAGAATGTTAAGGCACTTGGGGCAATTAATCTCAACATGCTCTTTCATCTGATACCAACCAGCCCGGTTCATACTGCTATAGCGGTCCTGGCGAGGTTTATCACCGCAAAGAGCACCAGACGATGGCGCGTGGCCATCTTCGGTCAACTCCATAACATGGACGATTGAACCACCTTTACGGCGCGCGCGTATTTCCCTGCCGATCAGTTGAGTTTTCGAAATAGTTTTCATGGGTTAGTCCAGCCATTTGATTTGTTGGCTACGGCTCAATGAGCCGTAGTGAAACTTGGGAGTACCGGTATAGGTTCGTGTATAACGCTTTCCTAAAAGACGGCAAAGTTGCCTCCACTCTTTCCAGAATTGCTTCATGTTCACCATGTCACTATCCCTTTACTCCAATGCCAGCGGCGCTAATTGCGACGGAGCAAGCTGAAATTGCCTTGTTCCATACTTCGGTTTCTTCCCAATACTGACTACCCGCGTACTCAGAGGGGCAAAATTTCTCTGCTGGCAAAGTCACCTCCCGCGCCTCCAGTTCTGCTATACGCGTTTTCGCCTCGGCGTACGCCTCAAACATAACGTCAAACAGGAGCCCATCCTCTAAACAGGCCTTCAGCTCAGGCTTGTACCCTACGCAACCATCATTCGGGTCCTGTATGTTATGAATGTAGGTATCCAGCGCGCCCAAATGACGACCAAAGCCACCTCGATCATCCACCAGCACTTGCCAGGCGCGTAACAGGAATAGCTTTTCCTCCCGTGAAAGCTCTGTATCTGCCAGCGCATCTGCAATACCTGGCACGGTATTGGTACACCAGCGATCCTCGACTCGCTGAGCCGCGGAATACAGCTTCCAGAAATATTTCATTTCCTCCGCATCCGGGCGCGCCTGGCGGATCTGTATTACTTTTCCATTACTCATTCATCTTTCCCCTGCTGTTTGCTAAGGAGCGCAATGTCGTAGATGTTCTGTTGAGCCAGCAACCACAATGGCTCCAGACCACAGAACGGCCCCAACTTCAGAGCTACATCGGCAGTTAATGACTGTTTTTTGTTAATCAGTCGTGAGATGGTCGCAATATTCACACCCATTTCCCGGGCCGCTGCGGCGCTGGAAATGTTGCGTTGTTCAATGACCTTTTTCAGGATTTCCCCAGGGTGTAAATTCGACATATTTTTCTCGTTAAAAAAGCGCCACGAGGGCGCTTAATTGTGCTCAGCTGCTGCTGGCCATCTCGAAAATGGCATTCAAAAAATAGGCAGTGGTGAAAACAACAGGGAAGAGATAGGCCACGGTTTTCGCCATAGTGCCTACAGAGTCTTGAGCGGGTTTATTGGCGCGCTGCGCCTGCGGTTGGGTAACTCGACCAACATAATCGATCATGGTATATTCCTTTTGTTGGCTCAGGGGTCTGGTTTGGCGACTTCGCCCCCTGAGCGACAGAGAGGCTCGCGTATGCGGGCCTTTTTTTATGGAGCTTTTGGCTCCCCGTTATTACGCATTGCGTAACACGTAAGGAATATACCCTGGGAAAAACTTACAGACAATACTAATTTTTTGCTTCTTTATACTCATCTGACATGAGGTACTCAGCCGCCTTAGCTATTGCCACCTTCCATTCATCAACCCCGAGGTCGCGTATACGCTCGATTGGCTCATTCGTGGCAGGGTTGCGGAGGTATGTCCAACGATCCCCCTTTTTAAGGGTGAAGATGCGCCACACCGGATGGTGCTCAACAAATTCACATCCATGTAACTCAGCCTCAGCTTTCAGCCGTCGCAGGTTCATAAAAAGCGGGGTATAAGTCATGCATCCTCCTTACTGATTATGATCTGTCTGATTCCTGTTCAAGATCATACGAGTAATATTCATACGCTTCATCATCGGTCACCGGCAGCTGGTGGTAAGCAGAATAAAACAGACCATCTTCCAGACGCATATTCTGATAAAGCGATGCGGCTACAACGGTTAACGAATCTTCGTCATAACAGTATGTGCTGAGAACATCTTCATCGACTTCGCCGGTGGAGTCGTACAGCCCGTTCTCAATCAGCAGCGACTTAATCGCTGGCCAGTAAGGCCCATAGCTGCGGTAGTAGTCATGACGGTCATCGATGCACTTGGCGATCCCTTTCAAATAGTCGCTAACAAATTGCGTCTCTGTTCTACCTGCTAACGCTCCATCACGGATAGCTGAAAGATAGTCGGTGGTAGGTTTTTGTGTTTGGTCTAATGAAGCCATAATTTTATTGCCGGTTTTACCCGGCAATCTCCTTTCAGATTAGTATTTTGCCACAACTTCGAGAATTTCGGCCTGACCATATTTGATAGGGATAAGCCACCAGCTTCCAGCAAACTCTTCGCCAGCATCCCTCCCGTTATAATAACGAGCCCCAAAATCAGCCTTTAGTTCCTCTTTAGCGCGGAAAAGAGCCCCTTCTTTTCCTTTCGGGTCCTGCAATCCGTAACAGCCACCAGGGGCAAAATTCAGACCATACTTACCGCGAAGTCGGGTGGTGTTAACCTGGATACGGAGGCCAAGCTCATCCGCTTCGTTCTCAGTATTCCGTTTTTCCTCCCTACGGGCTTCCTCGTGCTTCTGGTATTCCTCGGTAGAAACGCCCAGGCGCTTAGCCTGATAGGTATCGCGAACCCGTTTTTTATCCTCATCCGACATGTTGTAATACAGCTTGTCTGCATCCCGGACCAGCTGACGGGCATCGTCTTCATGCACCAGCAACTCAGCTGTAACTTTAGACGGATCAAGCAACCCAATAATGACCATGGCCGCACACGCTTCAACAACCCGGAAGTAATCCTGGCCGTTACCGCCGTATGTGTTCAGGAACGTGCCAGAGCCGTCCAGTACGCTTTGTATTTCACGGTCACCAGGCGCATAACCACTCTTAATTGCTCGGCTAAATTCCTCATAACGTTCCTGGGCAACACTCGCCACGCCAGTAATCAGCTCTTGCTGTGCCTGTTTTCTTAACCGCGGTTTCTCGGCATCCAGCGCGCTAATAAAGTCCTGCTTATTAGTGTAGATTGCAGGGATCTCATTGCTCAGCCACGCCAGCCTGTCCAGCTCAACGGAACGAACAAGACCGCTACGAATGTATTCATTAACGGAGATGTTAAAATCACGAGAACTACTCCAAAGAGAGAAGCTGGCGACTTTTTTCGCCACCAGCGCGGCGATCTCATCGGCGCTGGCCACCTCACCAAAACCAGCCATGACAGTCTTGTAATTCTCGCCGTACAACGCCAGCAAAAATCCCTGACATGAATTAGTAAACCGGGCTTGTTGACGTTCCTGAATGGCAATAGCCCGTTTGAGCTGTTCGTCGCTGCGGTCCGGGTAAACCAGCTTATGGCCATTCTGCTGGTACCATGCAATCGACTTGGTATCCGAAGAGCCATATCCGTAGCCAGCGCTGCGTATATTGAGCGTTTGTTGGGTGTATTCCCCGCCATCATAGGCAACAGAATAATTATCGGTAAGCACCAGCTGACCAGTCTTAAGGAAGGTATAGAACTGATCTTTACTCAGCAATTCTGCTGCCTTGCGAATGCTCAGGCCTCCTTGTAGCTCACTTAGCACCTCAAGTTCGCTTTTAGTCACATCACATGGATCACCCAGCAGCTGAACCGGCACATTCTTGGCATCGGGCGCACTGCTTGTGCCATTCGCAGAAAAAATACCGCGAAGGTTGGCCGTACGCGCGTCAAAGTCCAAACCGACGATCTTGGCGTAGGAAATAGAGTCGTATTTCCCGCCCCTTGTAGCCGTATTGAAATGAAAGTACTGGCCGACCTTATAGGTCTTTCCTTCCACCAGCAGAATCTCTTTGCCGTGGTCAATCACATCAGGATCTACTTTGAGCAATCCCTCTTTGATAGCCTTAAGGACAACCGGGCGCAGCTGCTTGATGTTCTGCTCGGCTTTAGCCAGGCGGGAGATCTTGCGCTGCTGTTTCATCAATGCAGAACGAGCCGACACATCAGCTTTACTGGCGTCGTTGAGTTGCTCACGTCTGGTACGCAGCTCGCGCTCAATTGCACGTGGGCGCCAGCTGTCATTACTCTTCATTATGCCAGCGGCTTCACGTTCTTTAATCGCCTCGCGCTCAGTTAAAAGCTCTTCGATTTCGTTACGGACTGATTCGAGGTGTTTTGATGTCCGCTCAACCTCTCCCTCCAGGTAGGCGATCCTTTGCTGCTCTTTTTCTAAATCAGAACCACTGGCATGCTGAGCTTTGATGTAGTTCTGAAGGTCAAGGTTCGCACGCTTAGTAGCGCGTTCCAGAACTGCGGCTTTTGCCTTAGCAACCTGTTCCGCAATACGACGCTCACGCTCTTCTGGGTTGGCCGCCAGCAGCAGCTGCATTTCAACCATGTTTCCGGCATCGGCGTTTTCCATCTCTGCTTTGTCGGAAGTGAGGATCTCGCGAATCCAGTCCTTTTTACGTTTCAGCGTCTGCAGGCGGAATTCATCGAACGATCCACGGCCACAGTAGTAGTGAACCTTAACGGAGTCCTGAGTCGAGCCCACGCGCGCGCCGCGGCCGTTACGCTGGTCGATTGATGCCGGTGTCCAGGGCAAGGTAAGGTGGTGAATATCGGTCGTGCCGATATGTAGGTTAATCCCGACCTCAGCTTTTTTGTTACAGATCAGGATACGTGACCGGCCTTCATTGTAGTCGGCCGCGATTTGCTCCAACCCGCCAAGGCTAACCTCGTTGATTGCAGCAACGTACTCATCGTATGCGGCTTTCTGTTCGTAATAGGCTTTAACCTGCTCTTCGGTAGGTTCGTCCGGGAGGTCCTTCGGCTGTTTTACTTTCTTTGGTTTACGGCCTTTCTTACCAGCCTCAGCGACCGTAGTGGCGTTCAGGATACCAACGGCACTGTCATCAAGCCCCAGATGCGAGCAAATGATGCGTTTGAGCTTACCGTGCTGGCTTTTTTCATCGGTGAAGATGATCTGTTTGCCGTTTTTCAGCCCCTCTTTCAGTCCCTCGATCAGCGCGCTATATTTCGGCGTGAGCGGGTGCGAGACCTCTTTGGGATCAATATCGAACGTTGAGAGGCGTTTTATTACCTCCTGCTCGTACATCTCCGGGACCACCAACGTGCAGGTATTACCATCAACATCGACGGTAAAACGGCCCTCAGCATCGTAGTCCTCGTCACTTTCTTCCTTCGCTCCCAGCGAATCAGGAAGATCGGCCACCAGCTGCTGTACCTTGTCCACGTCGGCGGCAGGCAGTAAGAAAGTGATCTGATGCCGATACAGGTCCATGTCAGTACAAACACGGTCCATATCACGAATGATGCCGAAAATGGTGTCCTTCTCTTCGTCGGCATCTTCCGGTTCAGAGTCGAAATCCCCCATTTTGTTATTCTGCGAGAGCTTCTCAGCGCGCTGGCGCAGGTTCTCGTATTCAATCTCCTGCTCTTCCGACATCGGCGCTTCGACCGTACGTTCATCGAGCTCCGGAATTTTGACCTGCTCGGAAACATCCTGCGCCGTTTTCAGTGACACCCAGCGATGGAAGATACCGCGCAGCCCTGGGAGGTTTCGGAAGCCAACCAGGCCAAGCTTACTTTCAACCTGACCAGACAGTTTCTGGACAAGACACATCTCTTTCTTGCCGAAAACTTTAACGAAATCATCCGGCGTGTAGATCCCCATGCGCTGCCAGTCAGACATACTCAGGCAGTGGGAGAGCATATTGAACGCATCGATCGGCGAGTTGACCACCGGCGTGGCGGTCAGCAACACCGGCCCGCGGCCATTGTTCTTAGCCATCAGGTAGGCGTTTTTGACCGCCATATCTCGCGCAGACTGTGAAACGGATGGAACTGGCAGGTAAGCCAACTGGGAGGCCTCACGACCAGCGCTATAGCTGTTACGGTAGTTATGCCCTTCATCGACGATCACGCTATCGAACTGCATGTCTTCGAAATAAGGGAAGTCGTGTTGTTTCTCGGTACCGGTATCGGAGTGCTCGGACAACAGGCGATTTTTCTTCTGCTGTTCTTTGTAGGTCTCGGCAAGGATTTTCACTCGGCCAGCTTCAGCCTGAGCAAATAGAACATCGTGAGCATGGTCGCGAATGGTTTCTTCGCGCATTGGAATAGCGGCGTATTGCTCTTTCGTCATGACCACAATCGGGTAGTTCGATTGGGGGATCATGTTCATGCGGGCTTTAATGGTCGCGCTGTCTGAAATCTTCAGCGCATCACGCATTACCGGAGCGCCGTTATCATCAAATTTAGGTTCCCCGTTTTCACCGCGTACCTGCACCTGGCGAATGCCACCGGCATCGTCCGGGATAGTCTCCAGGCCAACAAAGAGGATCTTGTTGAACATCTCTTCGCTGTAGAACGACTTGGCCTCGTAGTACCAGTTCTCATACACCGCCTTGGGCACAACATAAGCCTGTCGCGTGCTGCGGCCGTTCTCGATGTTGTACAAACCCAGCGCCAGCGCGGTCGTCGTTTTCCCTAAGCCGGTACCAAACCCCATGATTCCGCGGCCATCTTCTGACAGGCGGCGAATTTCCTGGTTTTGATAGCCAAATGGAGCCCGACGGCCACTGATACCCTTAAGGCCCAGCGGCGAATCAGATTGTTCGAAGGGGATGAATGAGTTAAAAGCGGCGTTGTACTGATCCACCAGCTTATCGATCTCATCATGCTGGCGAATCCAGTCATTGAAACGGCTTTCGAGGTCCTCAATACGCGAGCGATACGCTTCGGTGTTAACGCCTGTTGCTCGGCCACCATTGAGGTATTTCTCCAGCTGCGCGGCAAAAGGATCGCTACTAGTCCTGCGCGCGTAAGTCGGCACATTTTCGCCGGTTTCTTTGTCCTTTTTCAGGACCGTACCGTAACGATATCCGGCAAACACACCATTGTTACCGCGGTACCCAAGCTCAGAGACTAAAGCGCCGTTCTCAACCTTAATTGAATCGACATACGTCAGCTCGTCGTAACCATTTTCACGTAAGAACTCCAGCACCAGGCTACGATCAAACCAGCGCGCATCGAGGGTAAACGCGATATCGTCTACGCCGGTCCATTTGCGCTTCGACTTAATCTCTTCCAGCTGGCGCAGATAGTTATTTTTCTGCGGGCCTTCTTTGATAATCGCCAGCACACCCTGAATCTGCCCGGTGATCAGACCAATATCACCGCTGGTGGCTCGGTCCATAGGCATAAGGTCACCGGTTGGCGTTATCGCTATGCCGTCAGTGTTGGCCAGCAGATCAAGCAATTCCTCATCGCTTTCCGGAAGTTCAGCGGTCGACGTCGCGCGGAACTCCGCCAAGGTGATAGGAATGAGGTCGATCTGGTTAAACAGGCTGCGAACTACCTGCTCATGATTGGTTGTGTCGTATTCACCTGAGACCTGTGCCTCGATGCTGCCTTGCAATAGGTCAGAAAGCTCGCCGGTGCTGGTAATCGCCGCCCGATATTTCAGCCAATCCCCGCTATTGTTGCCGGAGATCTTGCTTATCTTGCCGGTGTTCGGATCACCAAAGCGCTTGTATTCCTCATCCACCAGCTTCGCGGCACTGGTGCGCAGGCTGTCTACATAGTCACCTGGCATTTTGTTGGCGATAGCGTCCTGCAGCACGCCGATCTGCGCGCCAATGAGTGCGCCTCGGAAAAGCCGTTCCTGTAGATCGCCGCGCTGTGTTAGCGCATAGGAATAGGCTTTACGCGTTGACTCGCTCATGCTTTCCCAGTAGTTACCGGCCAGCGCCTGGACCTGCTTCCAGTCACGAGCCAGCAATGCGCTGGGGTTATCCAGTACAACCTTAATTTCATCGAGAGAAGAAACGCCGTAAATTGCCGGGTCGACTTTGAGTGTGCTGGTGGGCACGCTGATAACCCATTGCCCGTTGATAAACTCGTACCACTGGCCATTCATCAGGCGTTTATCACCTTCTCTGGCGCTCTGATTGACAGGCTCCGGCACGCTGAGCAAATCCCAGTTGATACGGCTATCGAAGCGGCGGGCTAACTTCTCTTTAAGGGCGCTCGGGGTGATTTGATCGTTTTTAATGACGATGCGGCCCTGGAAGCCGGTACTGACCTCACCATAAACGAAACGCTTTCCGTCATGCTCAAACCATTTGCCGGTGATGAACTCTGGCCACAGCACATTTGCTTCGACCAATAGCTCTTCTTTAGCCTGGAGGATCATGTTGGAAAGAGATTCGGGATGTTTACGCAATACCCAAACGTCGACCGCCGTTGGCGTGCCATTTTCTTTGAATGTCCCAGAAGGTAGGCGATGAGCACCGAGGAACTCCGCTTTACGTGACACTTGTTCTCGGAGCTTTTTCATCCGGGTCCCGCTGGTCATGCCATACGGAACAATGATGCACGCCAGACCACCGGGCTTAATTTTGTCGAGCAAACGGAGAATGAAGTAACGGCCAATGTCTTTCTCTTTGGCGTAAGCTTTATCGAGATTCATCGTATCGCCACGAGTCGAACCAAACGGCACGTTGCCAACGCAGTGATCGAAAATGGCATCGTCGGTACCGCTGGCCAGCTTTTCGAACGGCATCACATGAACGGCGTCCTCCGGATGTAAAAGCTGGTTGATGCGCCCGGATATCGGGCTAATTTCGGTTGCCGTCATGACGGTACCGCGCGGCTTTGTTTCGTTAAAAACACCGGCGCCAGAGGATGGCTCCAGGGTATTCCCCGCATCAGCCCCGTAGAGCTTCATGATTTCCCAAATGCCCTCCGCAACGAATTGAGGGGTGTAATATTCGTCCGTTGAGCCGCCGATCCCGCCTTCGCCGGTGTAGCGGGCCAGCGTCTGCCGTTGTTCCTGCGTAAGCTCAGCGCCATCAGGCAGAGAATTCAGCAGCTCGATAGCTTTCCGATTCGCTTCCTTGCGCTCGCGGTCGACAGATACACCATCCTTTTTCGTGATCCCGTAGATAACCGGCTCACGGGTTAAACCCAGCGATCTGATAAGCCTTATGATTTCTTCGACTGTTCGAAATGAGTCGAGAATTTCCGCGTATTTGCCATCCGGCATCGTCACCTCCGAGAGTGAACTTTTGATAAATTAACCAAACGTACTAATTTATTTCTTAGTTTATCAAAGGTCACATTTCGAATGCCCAAGTTCCGGCAAGACAACATTTTGAAAGCGTTGGACCAACTGCTGCCCGGTGGGAAGGCGAATCACGGAAACGTTATGTCGCTGGGAGCCACCAGCAGCGGCGGCAGCGGTTTCATGAACGTGTTTTCCCGATCCTGCCTGCTGGGCAAAGGTGAAACAGATAAGTATTTCGGCGACTCGATGGTCAGCTCCGGGCGCGATGTACTGAATGAGGTGTCGCTACCTGTCGAACGCCTGCAACGCTATCCGTTCCTGGAAGAAATGGCCACATATCCGACTATCGGCCAGGCACTCTATATTCACGTTTCGTACGCGTTTTCTATCAATAAGAGAACCAACCTTTCTTTTGAATTCCAGCCGGTGGCGGATGAGAACGACGAGGAAAATAAAGCGGCTCATGAGCTGTGCAGAGAGTTAACCAACGAAATCGGTCTCAAAGTTAACGCGGAGCTCCCCAGCTGGGGGCTGATTATGGCCATCTTCGGTGTTTGCTACATACGCCCGCACATAGTGCAGAAAGTCGGCATAACCTCGATGGAATGCAACTACTACACCCTTCCCTACTTCATTAAGGAGTATTACGTGGGCGGGGATCTGGCGGGCTTCACCGGCGACTACCTTAAGGATGAATCTGGCGCGCTCATATTTGCTAAGCCGTGGGATATGGTTTCGATGAAGATCCCACTCTGGCATCCGAGCAGGATGAACATGCCGATATACACCGGAGCCGAACAGTTCAGCCTCCTGTCTGATCCTGCAAAGCGGATGCCGGTCGAAACGCAGAATTACGGTACCAGCCTGCTGCAAAATGCTTATGAGCCTTACCTGAATTTACGCGGAGCCATCCGGGCATTAAAAGCATCACGCTATAACGCCAGCAAAATCGACAGGCTGATTGGCCTGAACATGGACAATCTCGATCCTGCGAAAGCGTCACTGTATGGCCGAACCGTGTCCGAGCAGCTACAAAAATCCGCCATGCAGATGGAGAAACGCGCGCGCGGGAACAACACTGCGCCGGTGGTCACCAACACCGTATTGCCGATACTGGCAAACGGCAAAGGCCAAATCACCATCGATACCCAATCGATGCCAGCCGATATATCCGGCATCGAAGACATCATGTTCCACATCAAGCAGCTGGCGTCCGCACTTAACCTCGATTACACGATGCTCGGTTTTGCCGACCAAATGACCGGCGGGCTCGGTGAAGGTGGTTTCCTGCGTACCAGTATTCAGGCGGGCATGGTCGCTGGCTGGCTGCGCGGCGGCGCGGCCGAATGCATTTACCGTCTTTGCGATATTCACCTCGCGGCCAAATACGGGAAGGTTTACCCCTCCGGAGAGCGTCCCTACAAAATCGAATTCAACTCGATGGCCACCAGCATCGAGATGGAAGAAAGCGCCGCAATGGACAGTCACGCCAACTATGCAAGCGTGTTCGTCACCATTGCTGACGCCATCTGCAATAACCCCGCCCTGGCAAAATCCAACACCTTCAAACAGATCGTGTTGGGCGACGTTCTGAAGATCCCAGCAACCAAGCTCGAAACCCTGCTGACTGAACTTAAAGCGTCTCAGGATGAGGACCACGAGAACGACTTCGGCGGTGGCAATAAGAAAGGCATGTTCGAGAGTGTCACTCACAGGCCGGATGCCGCTATGTGCGATTTCATCAGGTCGATGGATAGGCATGAACTGCAAGACATCATCATCAAAGCGTTTGAAGAATGAGGACCAATATGGCACCTAAATACAAAACCCTGCTGACGCACACGGACCGTTTTTCACTGTTCGACAAGGTGCGTAAAGGTAAACAAAACAACCGCAAATATATGCTTGAAGCGGTGAAAAGAATGATCAACAGCCAGGAGACGCAGGAAGGCCTGCGCCTGGGTGAGCTCTACGGCTATTACGGCCACACGCGCCGTGAGCTGGCTAAGACACCTGAATTGCCAGAAACATCCGTCATTATGGTGGAGGGCAAACCGGTTGTTATAGAGAACGTACCGGCCAGTCGGACTATCGCTATTTCAGTCGACGATGATGGCGTCGTCACTCATACCGAAGAGATTTTTGATACAGCACCCGGGCGCATCGTTGCCAGTATGCTGGAATCCCGCGCTGGTGGTTGGTCATGGGTGACAACTGGCCGCGACTCCCCCGCTATTTCCATTCCTACGGGCTACTACGGCATGGATTATGTGACCATGCCCAACTTCATCAGCATGGACCATCCGGCCGCCATGCGCGAGAGCACAGAAGATCGCAATGCTGTCATGACTGAGGCCCTTATCAAGCAGAACTTCACTGAAGAAGATGCCGACGGAATCATCAAACATTACACCGCACTGAATGAGTACGAAGTTATGTTTGAAAGTATCCAGCGTATCGAGGACCTGGAAGTTGCCCGACTGGCAGCTGCAGGGGAGCTGCTTGATAAGGATCGCCAGTTGGAAGAACAAAGCGTCATGCTGGAGTCCTTGAGGAAGGGGGAAGCTGAGCGTGCAGAGAAAGCCTCTTTGCGTACGGCCATGTTTGAACGCGTGCTCGACAAGCTACCGGTGTTCACTAACCAGCGCCAGCGCGATGCTATTGCCAACATGCAATCAGAAGAGGATTTAGCCATCGTCGATAAGCTGTTTGAATCACTGGCCAGCCCTTCTATCCGCACGCTGCCAGTGGAGCAGATCTCCACCACCAGCCAACCGGCCAAACGCCGCCATTCCGAGCCGGTCGACAAGTCCAGCATCATTAACTTTGAAAGCACCACACGCCACTTCGGCTGATAGCTGCAATGCCAAGCCCCGAAAGGGGCTTTTTTTATGAGCATCAATAGCGACATTACGCCCTTAATAAATTAGTATTTTCTGTATGGTCAATAACAAAGGTAAAAACGGTGGAAACCACAACCCCTGTAACACACCACGCCAGTAAAGCGACAACCCGAAAAAACCGGGCTCAGCGGCTCCTGATCAAAGAACTATTCCCTGCTCTTTTCCAGGGTAACCATCCGCTGCCGATGAAGAATGGCATCAAAGACGACATGCTCACACAAATCGTCAGACGTGGCTTGGATATCTCCGAGGAAAAATTACAGCAGTCTTTACGCGCCTGTTGCTGCTCTCAGGTATATCAAATGCGCATCATCAACGGCCGCGCTCGCTATGATATTGACGGTAAACCAGTAGAAGAGATCAGTAAGGAAGATAAGAAACACGCCAGGGGGCGTGTCAATAAATACCGAAAAGAATACGGGCTTAAGCCACTAAAGTCTGCATTACGCGGCCGTAGGCATACCCCTTCCCACTCCAAAGAAGCAACAGCAGCGGTTAGTGAACGTGGTTTAGTGAAATAAAGCCCGTAATATCAACGCTGTAAGAGGTTTTTGTAAAGAAATGGGAAAAAATCTTTCTGATTTAACCGTTACAAATTTCGTCAAAAGAGAGGGTAGTGCTACGATCCATACCGTTGTAGAGAACGCATTGTTACGCGGGCAAAATCAACTGAACGCTTAGGCTTCAGATAGAGAAAACCCCCGTACATTGCTTGGGATAAACCGGCAACATAGCGAGGGTAGTTCTTGAATCTCGACAATCCAAGAATAGTCGCTCGCTGTTGCCATTGCAACCAACGGTGATTTTATGACCTTTACACAAGGTGTTTTTGTGGCGTTAATTTCGTCGATTGTCGGACCGATTACGGTTGCGCTGATCCGTTCTTATTTTAAGTTTTAGGCTTAATTGAACGACACACACCTGAAATGGCCGCTGGGGATTAACCTCGCGGCCATTTTCGAATAAGCTGGCCAATCTCCCCTCCCTCTTTAGTGCAAAAATTAGTCGAACAATACATCCGAGCAATGTATGCGCGCAATTTAGCTCAATATTTTGAACCTGGACAAATGAACTTTTCTATGTGCGTAGTATTGTAACCACTCGTTTTTACTAATTTTTCACTAAAATATTATGAAAAAAACTATATGCTTGGGGATTCTATGCGCCTCTATCGCCTCTGGGACAATGGCAGCAGAGATCTCAAATACAGGCATAACCGGCATTGCCCCTGTTGACTCTGGTTGCACTGAAAAAACCGACACGATGGGTGTCGTAGCTGTCCAGTTCTCCAAATCAGGCATGACACTGGATCTGATTCAGTTCCTCAATGCAGACAAAAGCATAATGGCTATGCCCACTGATTTTGAGAACGCTGGCTTTTCAACGCTCCAACAGTCACAAGCCAATAACTTCATTAAGCTTGGCAACTTCTACAAAGTGCATTACCAACTTTGCGGGCAAGCAGGATATCCAACCCTTTTAGACATCCACACAGCAAAATAAAAAAGCACAAGGAACACACAGTGAGCAAAAAAGTTCTTTTGATAGCGACTATGGCTTTCTTCTCTGCTAATGCCTTTTCCGCCGCAATGCCAGCGACCAGAGCGGAAGCCAAGTGGGTTGCGAGCCATATCGACCAAAATATCGTTGCTAAAGGTATGAGCTGCAGCTCCAAGGCCGACGAAACAAGCCGCAGCAACTGCGCCTACGGTTACTCTGCACTCGCTCTCGATGATGCGATGCAAGCCGCGGGTTACTCCTACCGCGATACCCTTCATAAAATAGCCAAAGACCAATCGATTATGGGGTACATGTCCGCTGGACTGAGTGAATTTGTTATGCCGATCAACATGCTGACTAACGCAGATGGTCAGGCATTCATGCTTAAAAATAAGCTCGTCTATAAAAACGATATTCCTGAGTTGAAAAATATCATCACAGGGAAACGTAGTCCGGACGTGTCACAGATTGAAGGCCTTCGCCACCAGCCATCCGCCAGTGAGCTTAACCACTAATTTAATGGGATAAAAAATGCGCAAAATCATTAAGGGAATGTTAGTTGTCTCACTGTTTGCTACTGCAACATCTGCTTTTGCTGTCGGTGATCCTGATGCAAATTTTGCTAAAACTGACTGCAACTCCCCGAAAGTTAGGGCAATGCTCATCGAGTCTTATAATGCTGTCCTGAAAGATCAGAATGCCGAGTTCTCAGTGATTGACGCTTATGACCAAAAAAGAGTTAAAGGCGGAGTGAACAATCTGACGTGTTATGGAACATATGAGTTTTCAGACGGGGATAAACTAACGGTTACCTACAAATTGTATAAAAATAGCCTAGGCCAATTTATCAACTCATTTGAACCTGACGAAGAGTAAGAATAAAGCAGTTCCTAATAGAGGGGGTTATCTTTGGCCCCCAGCTAAAACAGAAAATACTAATTTTTATTTGCTAATATCCGTATTTAATGTACCGTTTTATACCGGACGTGTTGACGCGTGCTGGTGGTTCAGAGTAAGGTTTTATTGTCGCAGCAAAATCTGCGGCCGGGATTGGAACCCCGATTACCTTTAACGAGCACTCAACACGCGCTCGCGTGTTTTTTTGTGCCAGCGTCCGTGCACGCCAAAATTATGGTGGGCTGGATGGGGGAACCGAAAGGTTCGCCGGGTTCGTTGAAGGCCGGTAGTTCCAACCCCATTCAGTTCACCACCAAATAGAGATTGGAACCTCTCGGTGGTGTTGTTTAGCCTTCAACGAGGATGCCATCATGGCTACTACCCCTACCCGAGTTCAATCCCAGTTTATCTGGCGCTTTTATTCCTGCCAGCTGCGTCGTTACCACATCGTTATCGCCACCAGCGAATCTGATGCCCGCTCACAGCTTCCAGATGCCCCTTGTCTTTTTGCCGCCCGATTTCCCTCGAACTCCCCGACGCTCTCTTACTGGAGGGCTCGCCCATGACCTTTCTGACAGAAGAAGCGATCGCCGCTGCGGCCAAAAAACTGCATGTAGACATCACTGGCATCAATGCAATTTCCACGCTGGCCAGCCATTTTATGATTACAGAAGGCTTTTACTTACTCAGTAATAAATCTGTCATTAAGCGCCGTCTGGTTGGTGAAATTAAGGCTTTTTTAGGGCAATCACAGGGAATGAAGGTGGCCAAATGAATACGACCAAAAATGAAATTGTCGCGCCGGTGATTTGCGGTGTGGAGATCACAACAGACGCAGAAGGTCGTTTCAACCTCAATGCGTTGCATAGAGCCAGTGGTGGAGAGAAAAAGAATGGCCCTACGTATTGGTTTTCCCTCGATAGCACCACTCAACTAATAACTGAACTTGAAAAACAAACTACCGGGATCACGGTAGTAAAGAAAGAAGGCCGTAACGGTGGTACCTTCGCTCACGAGCTACTGGCCATTGAATATGCCGGTTGGATCTCTCCAGCCTTCCGACTGCAGGTAAACCAGACATTTCTGGACTACCGCACCGGCAAACTAACGCTACCAGCAGAGCACTCAGCATCCCATCAATTGATACAGTCACAGCAACGCCAAATCGAACTGCTGGAAGAGCTGCTCATGCGCGAGCGCGAAAACTCACAACTCCGCGCCAAACTGGAAGAGAAAAACAATCACCACCAGCCGTTAACGAACCAGGAACTACTGCGCGAACGTGACGAGCTGGCGGAACGGCTAGGCCGGAGCCGCAACTATGCCACCCTCGATGCAGTTGAAAGGAAAATGGGACGAGAATATCAATGGCACCGGCTGCGTAACTGGTGTCTCAGGAATAACGTCGAGCCGCTCGTGCTGCGCAAATTTCAGTGTGTCCACGCCTGGCCCCGCGGCGCATGGCTGGATGTATATGGGGTTGATTTAGAAGAACTCTTCGGTTGATAGAGACGAAAAAAAACCGCCGTAGGAAGGGCGGTTTTTTCTTGTTCCGGTTGTTAGGAGTAACAGGAACATATTATGAAGACTCGTAAATTAACGATTTAATAGTAGCCCGCCATTAACTTGAATGCAACCTTCCTTACTAATGCCTTTCTGTATCAGAATCTTAAAAAAACAGACTAAAAAACTTGAAAGAAAAAAAACACCTTGTATGCTTGCTTCGTTAATTTTACGGTCAGAGCAGAATCACAGAGATAATAAGTGTTAACCATTTGGCGTACTTGAGGAAGCAGTACAACCGTACTGAATACTTGGGCACACCAAAAAAAGTTTGATAATGAATTTTGAAATTTAATTAATACAAAACTCATCAGTCAAACCTCCACTCACCGGCCCTTGTTGCTGAGTGGAGTCTCTGTGCGGCCAGTGATCAGGTGTAGGAACCTTGGTTGAGCATGTCACCGGTCAATTTCCTCCCCCCTGCTGTGAAGACTCGTAAATTAACAGACTTGTCGAGGACGAAGCAGGGACTCAACCTGAGTGGCTGTCCGCACGGCTCCCAAAAGGGGCTTAGAAATGAAAACTACCACTCTGTTGGTTTTAGTCATTGTCTTGAGCATGTGTTTGGCTAAGGGACCAGCGATTAATTTCTCTGGTAATACTATCCAGTTAGGCACATTCACTCAGACCAAGTAACGATAAAATGTCTTTGGACTTTTTCGCCACCTTCGGGTGGCGTTTTTGTTTCCCTCTCCAGCAGGTCCAAGCCAGCAAAAGGTATGCACTTTCATAAACCCTCCATACCTTTTCTTCAAAAGGTGGGTAGCTTCATAAAAGGTGACTCGCCTCTCTTTAAAGGTGACCACTTTCATAAAAATGTGACCTTGTAACGCATCAAAACACCTTCCGTTTGATGGAATGTGACCACGTAACTATCAAAAAGGTGGCTGCTTTCGTAAGTGGGTAAAAACACAGTTATGAAAGTGGTCACCTTTAGTCTTTTTTTTATGAAACTGCCCACCTAATTACCGAATACACACCCGCCTCTTTATGAAAGTGGTCACCTTTTTATGATACCAGCCACCCCAAACAAAAAAGGCGGGCATCTCTTATGAAAATGCCCACCTTTTTTATGAAAGTGACTACCTTTTTACTCTATCACTGCTCGCCACCATCTCCTTCATTTTCCTCATTTTTTCCTTTAGATGAGGTCAACTTAAGGTTTGGTCTGCGTGCGAGGATCGTGAACTGAATTTCACGCCCCTTCTTCACCTCTTTGTACTCCAGGTATCCGATCTTCTCTAAGTCAGCCAGTGCCTTTCTGATTGTCTGGTTTTGAGTCTTCACCGGTGAGTCCAGTAACAGTCGCTCACGGAACCGCTTCATTGTCATAAACAGAGGGCCGGTGTTAGAGGGGAGGCTTTCAAGATAGATATACAGAGCCTGTGCAGCTTCCTTTCGAGAGAGGTTTGACAGCGGTTTCAGACTTAGCAGGATTTTATGATCCCAGCGATATAACTCCCACAAATCCTTATCGCCTACCAGTTCAACGACATCCTCATTTTCATCCAGCTTAGCTTTCTGTACCAGGTGGCTCACCATATTCTTGGTGCCATCTTTACTGGTAAATCCGAGCGTTACACTCGCGATATTGAATAATGACTCTTTCAGGCGAGTGCGCGCACGGCCGTTGAGGTCAGTTGGCCGGAGACCGCACATCCGCCCGAACTCAGAGAATGAGAGAGTAATCTTCTCACCTTCAAAGCCATATTTAGAGAAAGCTGATACTATCCCTATCCATGCTTTGAAATCCGTGGACATGTTGAGCTTGGCACCCTGGATTCTGATCTTCGTGTAGCCCTCGCGACGTGCGATTTCCAGCGTTGATAGCTCTTCAGACGCATCAATAAGGAAATCACGCTTACCACGTTCCTTCGGTGCGACAGGCGTGAACACGCTAAGGCGGAGCAACGCCCTTGGCTGAACACTTTTGTCGTCACTTGGCACAAGCATGTAATCTTTACCAGTTTCACGGTGAACTACGAACGGATGTTCTGGGTTTAAACCGTCATCTGTCTGATTTTCAGTCGATTCCATCGTCTACACTCAGATTTTACCGATTACGAGCCTGTGAATAAGAGTGTGCATAATCGGTGGTTAAAAATTTCACATCACGTAGAGGATCTACATGAAAAGCATTGATAACAAAGATGTTTTTTGAGTTATTCACACACCTGTGGATAAAAAACACAAATTTTATGAAAGTGCCCACCTTTGATTTATGAAAGTGTCCACTAAAATTATGAAAGTGTCCACCAAAATTATGAAAGTGCCCACTTTTTTTATGAAAGTGTTAACCCAAAGTGCCGTTTTTATTTTTAGAATCATGAAGTTACAAGCGTGGTGATCTTTATTGATCTGTATATTGATCTATATATTGATCTAAAAGACTATGATCTACGGTGTGGATAATAATAAAAGGGCACCCAAAAGAGTGCCACGTCAGTTAGTTGATTTCTGCCACCTTACCACCAAAGTTTTTGTAGGCCTCGATCAGAACTTCAACCTTATGCTCTCTCTGGCCGTACCCCGCGCCCGGGAAGCTTGCCCAGATATTAGCGCACTTGGCGATCGCCCGTCGGATATGGCCAGCTTCAATATCTGCAATAGCACGCTGTTCCTTCAGCAATTGCAGACAAAGCCTGTCCTGGCTCTCTGGGCTAAAATCTTTCAACCCCAGTTGCTCTTTGTACGTCGGCCAATATTTGTAAAGCTGCTGGTAGCCGCCAGACGCAGTAGAACGCTGCCCAGCTTTGTTAAAAACTTTCCCCGGACGGCCCTTGGCGAAAGGATGATCGCTGAAATCAGTAAAAACCTCTGGTTTACCATCGATGCCCGTGACGATCACATCGTAGCCGTCATTCACTGTAAGCGGATGATTTAGCGTGCCCTCAGAAAAACGGATCGTTTTCATAAACGCTTGTATGTTCGGATTCATGTCTACTCCAGATGTAACTTATGGAAAAATGCAGCAGACAAGTTAGTAGTACTCACAAGGACGCCATCAGGTGTCCTTTTTCTTTTGAGGGATGCTACGGAAAGTTACATCCCGTTGGGGATAAAAAAACAAGCGGCAAGTACCGCCCGTCCAGACTACTCAGGAAACTGAATCACTCTCAAATTCTTCATAGCTCTGCTGTAGCTCTGCTTCCATTTCCTCCTGCCAGGCTTCAGGGACACCAGTTGCAGTTACTGCAGTGAGCTCAAATACTCGAAGCATTTCATACGGCGCGCACATTGGACCGTTGATCGGGTAAATACCTTGGCCAGTACCCTCTGCAGTAGCGGTGATTAACCAGAACAAGTTCATGATGGACTCGATCGAGAAATCACCGGTTACACTGAAATCACACGGTTCAAGGGCTTCGTCCCCATAGAACGTTACTACTCCGGTGCGGGTACCATCGGAAATTTGTATATCTACCATTAGTGACCTTCCTTCAGCACACCAGTGACAAACTCGATGAGGCCATCACTGTTTACCAGGGATATGGCGCCAGAGTTAGGCTGCGCCAGATATTCAAAACCAGAGGAAAAAACCTCTGTGAACGTAGCGGTGTCGATATGGTAGCCACCATAGATTTTTCCGATGTAGGGTGATGAGAGATGATCAGCTATCGCAACCTCTTTGTCGCCGTAAACCCCATTCCGATAAAAACGGTTCAATGACGCTACAGCAGCGTTTTCCCCGTTGGTTCGTTCCGCAAGATAGGCGCGCGCCATCAGCAGATAATCAGGGTTTGAAAACTCAAAGTGATGGCCCACTTCATGCCAGAGTGCTCGTTTACCACCGCGAGGATTCAGGGCGATTTGTTTCTTTTGAATGTTGGCAAACGACCGGCCACGCAGGATATCGATGTTTTTTAGTGTCCGGATGCGGCCGCGAGCAAGTTTAAAAACAGCTTTAAGATCCCGCAGAAAACTACCATCCGCGCCGCTGTAAATATCATACTCGCTTATAAGCGCACGGCTAATCTTGATGCCGGAGATCCACTCATCAGCCTGGCTATCGTTGATTTCGGCGTCGTTTAACAACTCTTCCCTGATTAGCTCTACTTGGGGGATCACTTTTTTGATCGAGGTTTGGATCACGTCTTTTAACCACTCAGCGCCATGACTGGGACCTGAGTTGATAAAATTGGCGCACCCATCTTGCTCGCCAGGACTACCGAAACCAAATTTCCCGCTCAGCAATGCAGTACGAACGGCTTCAGCGCGTTCCCCAAACAAATTGCGTACGTTAATCCACTCCAAGGATTCAGGATTTTTGCTATCCAGCATATTGGCTATTTCAGCCTTTGCCTCTTCGATCCTTCCTGGTACTGACATGGATCGTAAAAAATCGGTGCCAGTCGTTTTCCGTTGCTGGTAAGCGTCTGATGCGCTCTCTGATGTAAGTGTCTGGCTGGCCGGTTCCTCTGTCCCGACACGTAGCATCTGGAAGATATTAAACATCTGGTCATTCAGTAAATCACCGATACGTGACATAACCGCCGATATGGCCGGGAACTTAAACTTTATGTTGTCGACCATGATGGGATAGAGAATTTCTCGCATACGTAGTGCTGCGGAATCCCTTTCTTCAGGGGTTTTAGCGTTCTTCCACTCTGACGCAACACTGCGTAGACGAAAGAAATCACCGGTGACGAACATGAAGCGCCAGATCTTTTGGTTCTCAATTGCTAACGGATGAACTCGGGTTATTTCCCCGGCTTTAGTCAAAAAGATGCTTTTCCCGTAGCCAAGTTCTTTCTTTGCAGCAGTGAAAGTTTTACCCAGTACAGCGCTGGCCAAGTTGGTGAATGCGGTGATATCGCTTTCGCTAACATTCGTCTTAAGGGATAACGCAGAAAGTCGATCGAGGATGAAAGAGTAGCTGCTACCACTAACACCTTCACGATCCCAGAAACTGAGGATCGCAGTTGATAGCTCATCTACGGAATTGCACATACCGATGATGACCTTCGTTTTTTTGTCCGTTTTAGGGGCTTTAAGAGTGGTTTTTAACATAGATCCAGATCCACACCGCCCGGATCGTTGGATCTTCCGGGCGGCTAATGTCGTTAGGCTGCCTGTAAGGCGTTCTCGTTAATCCAGGTGAGTGCGCCTGCCTTGATATCATCGAAGGTGAGAAAAACGCTCTGGAAGGGCTCCAGCGCTCTCAGCGTAGCGACAAAATCAGTGGCGCTCTGTTTGTTGAATTCACCGGCGAGGAAATCAGTAACGATCTTAGGTGGACCATCTGGCACGTCGGGTTCGCCGGTCGGCCCGTAACCCAGCTTCACTAATACCTCATCAATTTGGTCGTTGAGGTCCAGTAAGGCTATGCCGGTTGCCGATTTTGCCTGTCCCAGAAGTTCATCAAGTTTGTCAGAGAGATCTAAGCGTTCAATCGCGCTGAGTTTCATGCTGCAGCGCCTCCCTGCGCTATGTTGGCCAGCAGATCAGAAAGGTGCTGTACTGCTGCGTTTACCAGCTCTTCATTTTCGTCATAAATACCGGCGGCGGTAAGTGCTGATATGGCTTCACGTACGGAACCTCGTGCATTTCTGATCACCACCAGATCGGAGCTTTCCAGCTCTGCAATACTGCTGAGATAAGCAATTGCCTTTTGTGCTTCAGTGTCAGCTTCCGGACGGGTTACTTCGGGTTCCGACTCCAAAATTGTTGGTATGCCCTCACCAAAATCAATTGCTGATTTCATCTTCTCGATGTTTTGAGTCGTAGGATGCGCTGAGAGCTTCTCTGAGAGCTCTATAAGCTCCGCGGAGTTAAACCCTTTTGTCTCTGCCCAATGCGTTACTTGGTCCTCTGTGTGGCCTGTATGCGCGGCAATCGCACCGGCGGCAACCACAAACGGAGATGGCTCATTGTCGACAGGAGGATTTGGCTTCTGTTTTCTCGCCTCGGCTTCTGCCTCTGCGATCTCGATCTGCTTACGCAGCTCATCGTTAAGATCCTCCTGTTCTATGGCCTGAGCGTTCAACGAATTGAGCTGCTGAGACAGCGTGCTCAGCCCGGCCTTTATTTCATCACCACTTTCAACGAGGGCCAGTTGCTGCTGCTCCAGCTTATCTCCCTGCTCCTGAAGGTTGGCAATCTCGCTTTTTACTTCCGCCTGGCGTGCCTGTGCCTTTTGGAATTTCGCGGTATTTCGCTCAATCAGGTTTGAAAGTGCCATGGTTACCTGTTTCAGCGAAATATCACGTCCGTTTGCGGGCGATACGACGTTTGTCACATCTCGCTTATTCAGCAGGAAACGGAAAGCAACCAATGTGTCAGTGGTTGTGATCGTCCCGACATTGCCGCTCGGACTATGGAAAATCAGAGTTATGCTCTGGCCGTCAGATAGTGGAATTTGCGCGGGCATAACCGCGATCCCCTGCACCTTACGCGCCCTGCCGATATTGGCCCCGCCAATAGATTTGGTTCCGTCTTCCGCTTCACCCGCGGTGTCGTTGCCAGCAGTAATCCCGGTACCATTAAGTGACTGGTTTAATGCTCGAACGAACGCGCGCATTGTTGCGGCCAGGCGCGATCGAGTCGAGGTAATTGCTTCAAGCATCAGGTCTTCTTCCGGCAGCATCGGAACATCGTAAAAATAAGTACTGGTGAATTCTTCAAGTGAGAGCGATTCCAGCATGAAGTGTTCTCCGTCACCGGCGTACAGCTGCTGCACTGCCTGCTCGGATATTTGGATTGCTGGTAGGTCCTGCCGATTGGACAAAATAAGTCCAGAATGGCGGTTAATGGTTTTAAGCATCTGGGTTCTCCAGTTTTTTAAGCTGATCTTCAAGCTGAGCCGTTACTGCTTTTGCTGTTGTCAGGCGCGTTTGGGCATCCTGTACCCGCTGAGTGAGGTCTGAATTCTGCTTGGTGGCTGTGTTGACGGTTTCCTGAAGGGTTTGAACATTTTTATTCAGCTTATCCCGGCGATCTTTGGCTTCTTTTAGTCGCTGGACATTAGATTTTACCGCTGGTTTTGTGCTCGAAAGATCAATGACTCGCTTGGCCTTACGAGCCAAACTTTCACTGAACTTTTTAGCGTTCTGCTTCACAGTTGTCGCGAGGCTCTCAGCAATTTTGGATAACGTATCAGCGCGAACTGCCGGGATCGGTTTCCCGTTTAATTTGAAGCCAGAAAAGTCACCAGAGTCGTTAATTTCAGTTTGAAGTTCTTGGCCATCTTCGAAGCGCAAAGTTGCGGTCTTCACATTGAGCCCATTTTTCTTGGTAACTCGGTTGCTGGCAGCTACGTTCTCGACAGTGAGACCGGCCTTTTTGAGCGCATCAAGGAAGGGTTTTAACCCCTTCTCGGTTACTTGGTCAAAATTGACCTGGGCATATTTTTTCCCGTTCTTTGAGGTGAGGCCATTTGGGGCTGACATTAATGCGTTTCTCCCGGTAGAATTTCGAACTCTTTCTGAGCATCAAGGTGAAGCGGAAAAATACGGTAAAGAGGGTTGTAGAAGGAATCACCGTGCAGAATTTTAATGTTGATGATCCACTTCCCGGCAGGGATGATTAGACGGTCGAGAGGAATATCAAGGTATTCGCAGTTTTCCCCTTTGGACGCGTGCTCCAGCGTGCGACGACGGTATGCTACAACGGTTGTTGGGCAACTCTTATCCCTCAGTGTGAACTCGATAGTCGCCCCGATAAGACGAGATGATCTTACGTTGTAATACACAGGGACGCGTAAGTGCCCTTGCTCAATTTTATGTTCACCGACGAAAAGGTTTTTTACCGTTGCGCGCCGCAGCGCCCAACGGTCTGCAGCCATTGTTATGCTGGCTCCCACAACCAAAATCAAAGCAATCATTATTTGCCACCCTTTGTGAAGATTTGAGTTATTACTCTCGCAACAGATTCGGTATTTATCTTTCTGGCCATGTGGACGACCTCGTACCCGTTGTTACTGGAGAGCAGTACGGAAAAGTAGATGATTGGCTCATCGAATTTCTGGTGCCGCCCAATGTAGTAAGCCATTAGCCCTGCTGTTACCGCATAAGAAATCGTGGTGAGGAAATCCACTACAGTTCCTTTGACCTTGCCTTCCCTCAGTTCCATCAGGAAAACACCTGTACCGCTAAGGAGAGATAGGCCGACGGCGATGGCTATCGGCAAGATGTCGTTGCTGATCAGCACCTCGGACCTCGTTTCAAGTTATTTCAAGGTCCGATTTTATTGAAAGTTACATTTGGCGGGGGGGGATGCTTGGACTTGCTGAGTGGTTTAATCTTCCTCCAGGGCCTGCTCCCATATCGGTCGCTTGTTGAACTCGGCTTGTTCATCGGCATCCGTGTACGCATCGTCCAGGCTTTCCATCTGTGATGCCGGAAACTTTTTATAGAGCGTCGAGACACCAACATCGAAAATAATGGCGACCTGCTTACGGCTCATGCCGTCGAGAATTAAACGTCCCATCTGCGCCCAATCTTCCTGTGAGTATTTTGGTGGGCGACCACCTATTCGGCCTTTTTTGCGTGCAACAGCCAGTCCCGCGCGCGTTCGCTCAATGATGATTTCACGCTCCATTTCCGCCAGCGCCGACATAATATGGAATGTGAAACGCCCCATTGATGTATCGGTATTTATGCCTTCGGTCAGAGAAAGGAACTTGATGTTTTTCTGTTTAAATGTTTGTAGCAGATCCGCCAGGTTAATGAGCGAACGCCCCAACCGGTCCAGTTTCCATACAACAACCGTATCGCCAGGTTTTAATTTTTTGAGTAAGCGGTTTAACCCTGGTCTTTTAGCTTTCGTACCGGTCATTTTGTCTTCGAAAATTAGCTCACAATTTGCGCGTTCAATAGCTTCGCGCTGCAGTTCTGGGTTTTGGTCAATTGTTGACACTCGAACATAACCAATTCGCATATTTTTTAACCTATTTTCTGTGCATAAAAAACGGCGAATTGTATCCGATACTTATGAGGGGAATATCAGAAATGTTGGTTTAGTAGA